GGCGTGAGGTTGAGACCAATCGCCGCGCGTTACCTGGCGGCGTGACGGTTGTCGATGTTCAGTATGTTCGGGAGCGTGCCACGAATTAACCCCGGCGTTCGCGCCATAACACAAGGAAACCACGATGCCGAAATTCTACGAAGTTAAGGGCCGCATCCCCGTCACGGGCAACCCGATCACTGATGCCAAACTGCTCACCAAATTCCAGACCGAGTACGACGCATTCGAGACCGGCTTCGTAGCGGCTGGCGGCACGCTCACCATGCGTCCGGTGACGGAAAAGGATAAGGTGGCCAAAACCGTCCCCGCCGCCCCGCCGCCCCAGAGCGCGCCAATGGCGTCCGAGCCGGAACCGCAGCCCGTCGTGACCGAACACGCTCCGCGCCATCGTGGGACGGCTCAGGCGGCGGAATAAGCCCATCCCCGCCGTGGGGGCGGATGGTGTCACGGCGGGTCGGCGAAACAAGGAGTGGAACAATGACTGAAGACAGCGTTCGAGTTGGCGACATCTTCGCTCGTCCCCTCGATCTGATCGACCCCGACCCGAACAATCGCAGCACCGAGACGCCCTATGCCCGCGCGCATATCGCGGAAATCGCGGCGTCAATGGTGGCGCGAGGGTTCGACACAGACCGGGCAATCCTGGTCCGTAAGCAGCGGAACGGGCGCTGGATGGTGACTGACGGCCACATGCGCCTTGCCGCCGCATTTCTGGCCGTGGAGATGGGCGCCAACATCAAGGGCATCCCGTGCCGATCCGAGGCCCAGGGAACGACTGAGGAAGACCGGGCGATCCTGCGGTTGCGCGATCCCGGTCTGGCACCGACACAACTGGAAGCGGCCGAAGACATCAAGCGCCTGATGACGTGGGGCTGGACCCGCGCCAAAATCGCCCTGAAGCTCGGCAAATCAGAATCGTGGGTTGCATCCTGTCTCGATATCGCCGGGACCACGATTGAGATACGCCAGGCCGTGACTGAGAATAAGGTCGCGACCACTGAGGCGTTGAAGATCGTGCGCGAGCACGGCGACGATGCGGGGGCCGTTATTGAAAAGGCTCACGCCAACGCGGTCGCACGCGGGAAGAAGACCGCTACCGCCAAGGATGTCAAAGCCGTTACCGAACGCCCCGCGCCTGTCCGCACCGATCCGCCATCTCTCCTCAGTTTCGCCGTAGCCGTAGTGCTTGCGTGGGAGGGTGGCATTACATCCGAACTCGATGGCGCACTTGACCAGTTGGCCGGGCATATCGGCGGGGCGGTGCTGGACGCGGCGCGGGAGAAGATGGAGATTGCGGCGTGATCCGCGCCCAGGACAAGGCCAAGGCCGAGGAACTGCAAAACGATGTTGATCTGTATCAGCACGCGCTTGGCGAGTAACCGACATGCAAGAAAGGCTAATCCTCATGTGCAGCAAACCAAACAAACGCCCTACGCAGGCGACAGCCGAAATGCGGATGCGAGCGGCCATTAAGGTTGCCGCTGATCTGATCGACAGTGGTGACTTCAACGAGTCCGATACGCCGGAATCTTTGGCCGCGGATATTGTTGGCGTAAGGTGTTGGGAGCGTGACGGCTACGCTCTCGCGCGGGAACTTGAACGCGATAAGGGATGGTCACCGGACGAACAAATGGTCGAAACGCTTGGTGGTTATTTCCATGCGTGCGATGATGAACTTAGTGCCGCCGAAAAACTCTGGGGCGAGGAAAATCCGATGGAGCCGCCATTGCCCGTGGGAACGCGCGTGAAAGCTGGCAAAGAGGAAGGCGAGATAATCGGTATCGCGAAATACTCGGTTCATAGTTTTGCCGTGAAAGTGCCGAGTGTGGAAAACGGTTATCGTGTGGTGCGGTTCGAGGATGCGGAGGCGCTGTGACATGACCCTCAACCCCCGCGACAACACCATTTGCTACATCGCCCGTGCGAGACTGCCAACGACGAGCTATCCCACCGGAACCGTTGTGGGGGCGATCGTGGATGATGGTAAAGCGGGCTGTTCTGCCGCGGTCGGAGGATGGATTAGTGATGGCCACGTGATCGAACGCGCGCCGGTCTGGTGGTGCAGGCTGCATTTGTTCTCGACGGCGCGGTATCGCGAGGGGGATTTGCCGGGATGATCCGCTCTATCATCGCTATCATCGGCAGCCTACACATACATCGTCCAATAACCAAAGGAGAATCACATGGTATCGATGAGCAACACACTTGACCAGGCCGCGCTTCTTGGCTTTGTCGAGCGGATTGAGAAAATCAACGCGGAGATGATCGACCCCGGCAAGGAGGATGTAAAAGTCATTCTGGCAGAGGCCCGCGCCGCCGGATTTTTGCCTAAGGGCGTTCAACTCTGCGTGAAAGTACGAGCGAAGACGCCGCGCGAACATGAGGAAAGCGAGGAATTGCGTGACCTCTATCTTCACGGAATCGGTATGGCCGAGGTTCCGCCGTTGTTTCGGCAACTCGACGCCATGGCCGGGCAGAAACTTGGCGGTGATGCTCTGATTGAAGGGTTGAAGGAACTGGTCCCGACCAAGGGCGAGATAACCGTTAAATTCGACGGAAAGACACCCATGCGGTTGTGGCGTGATTCGGACGGAAAAGCGCACGCGGAAGAAGTTAAGGCCACTCCAATGCCATCAGTTCGCGCGCCAGGAACGCCAGCCGCCCCTTCGCGTCCCCAGCAGGACGTGCCCACCGTGGATGATGCCGGGGCATTGGAACTCGGCAAACAGGCCGCTCGTGACAACAAAGCCATCATCACCAACCCTTTCCCCTACGGCGACACGCGCCGTCCAAAGTTTGACGAAGGATGGCGGCGTGAAACCGGAAACGACGGCTTTGGCCCCGGCTGATGTGGGGCGAAGAACGCAAGCCCGTACTTACCGGGTTCGGTGACATCTTCTGGCCGGGTGAGGCGCAAGAACCTATTCTTGCGCGCCCGGTTCGGATGGCGCTCACCGAATGGCTCACTGAGGTGTGGGCCGAACCAGAATTAAACGAAGTCGGGATCAGCGCGCGTAAGAAGGCCATTTTCGATGGTGCGCCGGGCGTCGGAAAAACGACGCTCGCACATCACCTTTCCGCACGTTTGGGTCTTCCTATGCTGGCCGTGCGCCCCGAAAGGCTGATATCAAAATGGCTTGGTGAAACGGCCCGCAATGTTGGTAATTTATTTGACCTCGCCGCGAACGGTCTTTCCGATGAGAACAAAGGATCAACCCCCGTTGTTTTGTTCATTGATGAATTCGACGCGATTTCGCACCAACGCGGGCGATCACAGACCGGCGCGGAAGAAGAGCGCAACGCATGGGTCAACACGCTCTTGCAGTGCATCGACCGATATAAAGGATTTTTGATCGCGGCAACCAATTTTGGAGAACATGTTGACCAGGCCATTTGGCGCCGGTTTGATATGCACATCACACTGGCGCTACCTGGGCAAGATGAACGCGAGAGAATTCTCGCCCGATATCTTGTCCCGTTCGGACTGCCGCCGCGTGCCATGACGGGACTTGCCGAAGCATTTGAGACCGCCTCTCCGGCCCTCATACGGGCGTGGTGCGAGAATTTGAAGCGGCAACTGGTAATTGGACCGAAACTCAACAGCGATATGCGGCGTGATCCGACGATTGAACGAATCCTGGCATCTGTGCATCCCCATCCTGATCTCGGCAAGCCTCGTTTGTGGACTTTGTTGGCGCGTGATCCTTCGATGGCGCTGATACCGTGGCCCTTGCCGATGGCTGTTGATGTTGTCGCGGATGATATTGAGCCAATCGTTCCCGATAACGTGGTTTCGATTGGAACGCGGGCATGACCAAAGGCACCACAATCCATGCCAGGCTCAAGACACTTATCGAGGTCCCCACAACCCGGCATCTTTGGACACCACAGGATACAACTACCTTCATCCCGCCGGTAATGAGCAAAATATACGGCGACGGGCGCGCACTTTTTAGGCTGACAACCATAAACGATCGCCCAGCCTATTGGGTGATTCGCGGTGACAGCGGCTGGCAATGTGGAGACGTGCATGCCCCTGATAATGCCCCGGATTTCGTTGATTTCCTCGACGATATTTTAACTTGCCTCGAAGATGAATTTGGGCGCGCCCTGTGCGGATATAATGGATCAAGCCTCTATACGCCGCCATCTGAACGGGATTGCACATGCGAAGAATGTTCCGATCCGGATAACGTGGCCCAATGGCCGAATGTTGATTCCTCAGAGGGTTGTTTGTGGGATAGAATAGACTGGCCAGCCGAATTCGGCACCATCGACCATCCTTGGACATGGCAGAGCAATCTATTGGCACTGGAGGAAGAGTTGGCCTTTACCCCCGGGCACCCTCGTATCACCAATTTTTGGTTGCGGGCGGAGATTGAGCGCGCCGCAAGGATGCCGACATGACCCGCTACCGCACCCCCGCCGGTTCCCGCGTCACGATCACTGGCGAGCATCGCGGGATCACGGAAATCGTGTTCGACTGGTTCGAGGAAGGGGCATGTCCCGAGGCGCATCCAGCCGTGGAGATATTTCTCGGGGAGGCGATGTTGGTATGGGGTTGTGGGTGCTGCGAGCCTGGGTCGGCGCGGTTGGAGGGGGTGTCGTGAGGCGCGAGGTGATCGGGGATGCGGTGCTGTATTTGGGGGACGCGCGTGAGATCGCGCCAACGCTTGGTCAGATCGACATGATTTTCACCGATCCTCCATATGGGCACAACAACAACAACAATGATCTTATACACCGCAGGGAAGCCGCTCTCGGTCAACTTCCCATCGGCGCGGACACACCGCAGGGCCGCGCGATTCTGAACGACGGTCCAGAAGCGAATGATCTGGTGCGCTGGCTTTTTTCATTTGCTAAAACGGCGCTATGGCCCGGTTCCTGCTGCTGCTGCTGCTGCGGCGGCGGCGGCGGTCCCGACCCACAATTCGCACGTTGGTCGCTTTGGATGGACGAACTGCTCAGCTTCAAGCAAATGATTGTTTGGGACAAGGGGCCGATGGGGATGGGTTGGCATTACCGCCGCTCCTACGAAACGGTCTTAGTAGGCCAGAAGCCGGGGGCGGCATGCCGCTGGTATGACGAAACCAATATGGTTGAGAACATCATTCGGCCAAACACGCTCGATATCCGGAAAATTCTGCCGTCGAAAGATGACCATCCGACGCCGAAACACTGGCGCATGGCCGCACATTTTATGGCGCTACACACAAAACCCGGCGATCTGGTGCTTGATCCGTTCATGGGCGGGGGGTCCACACTGGAAGCTGGGATAAAAACCGGACGGCGCGTGATAGGGATTGAGATCGACCCGGAACATTTTGAACGATCAATCCTGCGGTGCGAGGCCGCATTAAAGGAACCGCGCGACCTGTTCATCGCCCCTCCCGCCGCCACCCCCGCGCGCCAGGGCGGGTTGTTCGAGGGGGACGAGAAGTGATTCGTATTCTGCAAGGCGACTGCCGCGATGTGCTGAAAACGCTGCCGGATGCGAGTGTGCAGTGCTGCGTGACGAGCCCGCCGTACTACGGCTTGCGGGACTACGGAACCGGAACATGGGATGGCGGTGATCCTGAGTGCGACCATCTCGAAGTGCATCCACAAGAACGCGAAGGACGTGAAACACCGGGCGGTCGTGGTGGTTCGTTTCCCCAAACCGAAAGAGCGTTCAAAGGCATATGTGGCAAGTGCGGCGCTGTCCGCGTAGACCGTCAGATCGGCCTTGAACAATCACCAGAGGATTACGTCAACGAACTTGTTGGCGTGTTTCGGGAGGTGAAAAGGGTTCTGAGGGACGACGGTGTTCTGTGGCTGAATTTAGGGGACTCATATTGTTCGGCGTCTGGTAAAGGCGATAACGTGCCTCAAACGAAGAACCCGAATGTCTCATTCCCCAATAGTGCCCCTCATCGAAATGGGTTAAGACCTAGCAACCCTGAGAAAAACGGCGGTAATAGCAATCGCGATGGCATCCGTGTCGAAGGCATAAAACCCAAAGACCTACTTGGAATCCCCTGGATGGTAGCCTTCGCGCTCCGTGCGGACGGTTGGTGGTTGCGGCAAGATAATATCTGGGCCAAGCGGAACGTCATGCCAGAGTCCGTCCGTGACCGTACCACGCGCGCCCATGAGATTGTGTTCATGCTGACCAAGAACGCGCAGTATTATTATGACGCGACCGCGATTGAGGAAGACGGCGATATTCCAGCCGGAACCAAGGGCGCGAAAGGGAGCGTTGAGCGTGCTGAGCAAGCCAATGGTCGGCCGCCTGAATATGCGATCTACACCGGGAAACGGAATAAACGGTCGGTTTGGCATGTCGCGACACAGCCCTTTTCTGACGCTCATTTTGCTACTATGCCACCCGCGATTGTCGAGACGTGCGTTTTGGCGGGGACTTCTGAGAAAGGGTGTTGCCCAAAATGCGGAGCGCCATGGAAACGCAATATTACAAGAAAAGACAAAGGCTTCGATGGTTCGCGTTATGGCGAACGCGTGGTTGAAGCGTCTGGCGGCGCTAAATCTGGCGGAACGGCTCATAGCACTCTAGGCTCTAGCAACGGGAAGATGACTGGTGAAACAATTACAATGGGTTGGTCGCCTGATTGCGAATGTGGCGTCGTCTCGTTAATGCAATCCTCCTGCGAACCTATCCCCTGCACCGTCCTCGACCCCTTCTCCGGTGCGGGGACAACCGCACTGGTCGCTGATCGCCTCGGCCGCGATGCCATCGGGATCGAACTCAACCCAGAGTATGCGGAAATGACCAGGCGCAGGATCGTGAAAGACGCTGGCATGTTCGCAGACATCGCGCCATGAGACACATCGCCATCGCCCTCATCGCGGATCGCACGGGTCTATCGCGTCAGGAAAGGAGAATGAAATGAGTTTTTGGTATCTCGCGACCCCATACTCTAAATATCCTCACGGGATTCACGAAGCATTCGTGCTCGCGGTTCAACAGCGCGGGTTGCTTCTCCGCGCCGGTATTCCTGTGTTCAGCCCAATCATTCATAGTCATCCCGTCGCGATTCAATGCGGATTGGATCCTTTCGATCACTCGATCTGGCTTCCTTCCGAAGAACCGATCCTGCGGTGTGCTTCGGGGATAATAATGCTGAAGGCCGATTCCTGGGAGATTAGCTACGGGATGCGTGTGGAACGAGAACTATTCGAGGCCGCCGGTAAGCCGGTGGTGTGGATGACGCCTGGAACTGTGCCCGAGGAATTACGGGTTAAAAGCTGAACACCTCGCCGCCGTCGCGGTGACAGCGTGGCGGGAGATGGAGGGAACCCATGACGAAAGGCATCCACGGCAGCAGACAACGTGAAGATTACCCGATCCGTCCGGCGATGATGGCCGCGCAATGCCGGGTTCTGGCGGCCGATCTTCGGCGTGAGTCCGCGCAAGGGATGGCGATGGTCGCAATGACGGGGCTCGGCAATACCAACATCAGCCGCCTCGAAGCCGCCCAGATGATGGAGATGCAGGCGGCGCGCTGGCAGGCCGAATGCGATACCGGTATCGCAAATGTGATAGATCGGGCCAGGATGGACCCGGATTGGAGGAGTGATGCGAGCCGCCCCTAAACTGTTGTGCCCGATGGGCCAGGAGCGTCCCTGGGCTGAAATACCGTGCGACAGATGTTCAACTGTCGGGATCACGATCCTGGCATCGAGCATTACGCGGAATGGCGTGCTGGAACTTGGGTTCTGTGGACCGCCGTGCGCGGCGATGAACGGATGGCCGTGGTTGCGGCCGGAGGTCGGTTGGCCGTGGTTGCGGCCGGAGGACGACGCGCCATGACCCACCCCCATCGCACGCCCAAACCGAACTGGTCCCGGCCGCCGGTGCGAACCGACCCCGGCGCACCGATGCGGTTTCCCGCGCGTCCGGTCGTGGTCGATGCCTGCACCGAGGCCGCGCCGATCCTGCGGTGGTGCGTCGGGATTGGTTGCGGAAATACATCGAGAAAAAAGGTTGGTCGGTGCGTGTGATTCCCGCTTGACATTCTCACGTAACCGATAAAATATGCTCGGGCTACGTTGTTTTTGGAATGTTGGTTGATACGGACCGGGCCGAACCCGGATGTGCAAGCGAGGGAGTCGTGACATGACAGCGCGAAGTCGGGGCTGATGCCCGTTTATCTAGACCTGCAAACAATCATGATCGCCGGCGCCGGCACCGCGGCCTGAATACGCGGTCGGCCTGAAGTCTTCGGGTAATCCCGCCCGGAGAAACGCGTTAAGGCCCTTCCGTGTGGAGGGCCTTTTTGCTTTTTGGGGCTTGACAAGCATACGCTCGAAACCCATCCTATAGTAACCAACCGCCCGGAACCACCCATGAAATCCCGCCTCGTCAGCAAAAACGTCACCCTCCCCACGGGCCGGACATCGTTCCGAATGGAGCCGGAGTTCTGGGCGGCGCTGGATGAGATCGCCAGGGTCGAGGGCGTTACGCGGAACGATCTGGTCGGGCGGGCGCAGGCAGCCTACCCAGATGGCACGCGAACCAGCGCGGTGGGAGTATTTGTTTTGGAGTGGTTCAGGGAGGGCCTTTTTGCTGTTTGGGGCTTGGCGCGGAATGTCTGACTTCCCTCTCACCCTCCCAAACCTCGGCCTCACCGTTGTCCTCTATGCCCTGACGCTCTGGGCCGCGTTTGAGGTCGGATTGGCGGTGGCGCGGCGGAAGGATTTGCAGCGTTCCGGCTGGCTGGCAGACCAGATTGTTCAAGCGTATCGAGACGGGCGGGCGGAGGGGGTTGTAGTGGGCAAGATGTTCGGCTTCCGCGAAGGCCAGCGTTCTCGGGAGACGTGGCGCGGGCAGACCATGAAACACCTCTACACCGAAGCGGAATGGACCGAAGAAGACGGTCCCGTTCTCTGGTGGAAATTCCCGGTGACGGAACCGCCATGGGTGGGGACGCCGTTGTGTTGCGGCAGAACCATGCGTGTTCGGATTTGCTGTGGCCTAGATAGCAATGAGATCGAACTGACGCACGATGAGCCCGGAGACGGTTGGCCCGGCTACCACACGCATTGGCAACGGATAAAAGTGCCGAAGGAACCACGGATAAAAGTGCCGAAGGAACCGAAGTGACAGCCCGAAAACACAGCCCCGCGCACGATTTTTGGCATCCCCGTGTCGAGGGTCAAATCCGTCACACCATAGGGCGCCACCCGGAATGGTTCGGCGCGCTATCATCGGCCAACCGGGTTAAGTTTGTCAATTCGCTGGCGAAGCGAATTGTCGGAGAGATCGTTGCCTGCGACCAAGGTGGGCGCGATGCCGGGCGAGTGGCGGAGAACTGCGAACCCGGCGGTTCTGGTGGTGTTGTGACGATGCCGCCAGACGCGCGGCCCATGGTCCAGTCTGTGGGCCGCGCGATACCGGCACGCCGTCCCATCGACACCATTCCCGAGGCCATGAAAGACGGCCGCCTCGTGCTGATCTGGCACGGCAGGTCGGATGAGCCTTGGCTGGCGCGGTTCCGTGATGGGCAGTGGTTTAACGATCAATTCCGCCGAGATCGTCGGTGGTACTTCGCGGATGTGCGGGAGTGGGCGGAGGTGCCGGGAACAACTGAGGGAGGAACACATGAGCGATACAATCGACGGCGATCTGTTCGAGGCGCCGAAGACTGAACTGGCGGTGTTGCCGGTCAGTGCGTTACCTACGATTCTGGCGGTATATAAGACCAATATTCTCGGTCGTCTCAAAGCTGAATTAGATGGTTGGGAGGCCGACGCCACAACACCGAAAGGCCGCGCGGAAATCGGGAGTAAGGTGCAGAAGGTCCGTGTCGCGCGTGCGGACTTCAAGCGGCTTGCCGATTCGCTCAAAGAGGACGCGATCAAGACGCAGCGTGCCGTTAATGCTGAGTTCAAAATATTGGACGAACGCATGGAGGGCCTGATCGAGGAGATAAACGCCAGACGCGCCGAATACGAGGCGGCAGAGGCGGCACGGATCAAGGGCAATAAAGACGCCATTGAGGCCATGGAGGCGCTGGTCGTTGGGCTGGTCGATCTGTCGCCGGATGAAATACAGGCCCGTGCCGCGTCGATCCAGTCGTTCGATTATTCTGTTGAGTTTCGGGATCGGGCCGAGAAAGCGCGTGTAAGTGTTTTAGCGCAGTTGCGGGTCGCTTATAGCGATGCGGTGCAGCGGATCGCGGATGTTGAGGCTGAGCGGGTCCGGTTGGCCGAAGAAACCGAATGCCAACGCCTGGCCGATATCGAGGCACGGCGCGTGCGGGAGGAAGAAATTGCCCGTGCCGCCGCTGAACGCGCCAGGATTGATGCGGAAGCCGAGGCTGAGCGGTTGCGGGTAGCGGCTGCGGCCGAAGCGCAACGCCTGCTGGACGAAGCGGCGGCGCGGGAGCGGGAACAGGCCGAAGCCGCGGAACGGGAACGCCGGGAAGCCGAACAACGGCTGGCGCAGGCCGAACAACGGCGCCAGGAAGCCATCGCGGCTGGCGAGCGCGCCAGACTCGCGGTGGAAGAACGGGAACGGCTTGTGGCGGCGGAGACCGAACGGCGTCGTGTGCAGGCGGCTGAACAAGCCGAACGGGATCGGCTGGCCGCCGTCGAAGCCGAACGGCAACGTGTCGCCCGTGAGACCGAGGCGCAACGGCTCGCGGATGAGAAGCGGGCGGCGGATAAGGCACACCGAGGCCAAATTAACCGCGCGGTCTTGACTGATCTCATGGCGATCCTGAATGACAACTGGAAACCGGAAGATATGCTATCGCCGGAAGTCCTGGCAAGGAAGATCGTTGAGGAGATCGCTAAGGGACACGTTCGGCATACGAGGATTACTTATTGATGATCACCGACCCTGGCTGCTACAATCTTCCCGAAGACGATTACCACCGTGACCCATGTCCGACGCCCAGTCTTTCCGCTGGCATGATCAACCAAATCCTGATCGCGCCTAAGAAATGTTGGCACGCATCATCGCGGCTCAATTCGGCATGGGAAGAACCGGATGACAGCAAATTCACGATCGGCACCGTGACCCATATCATCCACCTTGAACCGCACGAATTCGACCGCAAGGTTTTGGTCTGCGACTTCAAGACATGGCAATCCAACGATGCCAAAGCGGCGCGCGCCGACGCGAAAAAGAACGGCATGACCGCCATCCTCACACACCAGATGGAAGCAGTCCGCGAAGCCCGAGCCGCGTTCCTGGCGAACGAATTTACGCGCGAGGCATGGTCCAATGGCAAAACCGAGCAATCGCTTTTTTGGTTGCATCCGACGTTGAAAATATGGTGCCGGGCTCGGCCGGACTTTATCTCGAACAACCATACTCATATCAATGATCACAAGGCGACGGCAGATGCTAACCCGGAGAAATTCGGGAAGCACGCTTACGATTTGGGGTACTATAGGCGGGCCGCCTGGTACCTCGAAGGATATGAGCAGGTGTTCGGCGAGCGGCCGGACCACTACTGGTTCATATCGCAGGAAATCAAGGCCCCATATCTCACCGCGGTCTGCGAACTGGATGAATCCGCGTTGGAGGCGGGACTCATGGAGAACGAGCGCGCGGCGCGAATCTTCACACGTTGTCTGGAACGAAATGAATGGCCCGGTTACCGGCACCGCGACCAGCCGGACAAGGATATCGCGTTTAAGACGGGTATGCCGAATTGGGCGTATATTCAGATCGATCAACGCGACGGTGTTTATCGTTAGAAAGGAAATGGGATGATACAGTTGTTCACGCTCTTCGTATTGGCGGTTGGGGTACTGGTCAATGCGGTCGCTCTCGCGCGAGTCAATCGAGTGCTACGGCGATTGGAGGGAGTGGTCTAATGTCTCTCGTCCAAATCGCCCCGGTCACACGCCAGGGGATGAAACTCCTGATTTCTCTGTTCGGTCTGTCCGAAACAGGGAAAACCTATTCCGCCCTGAAACTCATGGCCGGGATCGAGCCCGACCCAAAGAAGCGGGGCCTACTCGATACGGAAGGCGGCGAACGTGGCCGGATGTATTTCGACGCCATTGAAGGCGGCTATATGTATGGCTCTCTGACGCCGCCGTTCACGCCTGAGCGCTATATGGAGGCGTTGCGTGATTTCGTTGAAGCGGGGGTGACGACGCTTACCGTGGATTCAGTCTCGCACGCATGGTTCGCTGCTGGCGGCATCCTCGATATGGTGGAACAAGCCACCGAAAAAAACGATATGGCAAAATGGGCCAAGCCGAAACGGCGGCTTGGCAAACTCTCCGGCCAATGGTTGACGTGCGGGCTGCACCTGATCCTTTGCTCGCGCGGCAAGCAGCCGATGGTCGAGGAAGTCGTAAATGGGCGCAAAGCCTATGTTCCTGGCCCCATAGTGCCGGTGCAGGAAAAGTCGCTGCGCTTCGACATGACCATTATGGCGCTGATGCTTGGTGATGGCGCATTTACGACCGACCGAAAATTCGGCGGCAAGTGTCCGGGTTCATTGCGTCCGATATTCGAGGGCCATGAAGTCATGGATGAGAGTATTGGCCGTCAACTAATCGCGTGGATTGGCGGTCAGGACGTAAAGGCATCGGGAGATCGGGGCCTCGAACTCGATGCGGGAGAAGCCGCCGCGTTGGGCACCGACTCGTATGTGGCGTTCTGGAAAGCCCTGACCAACGAACAGCGGACCCGCTTGCTACCGGGCCACGACAACCGTAAATCGATTGCGAAGGCTGCTGACGAGGAAATCGAACGCGCGAAACAGGAAGCGGAGGGCGAAGACCGTGCCGATCCGTTTGGCGCTGGTAAGGCCCTCGAAACAGGTATCGCTTTAGTGGGAGGAACCGACGTTGGATCGACCGATGCCGCCTCAAATTAAGATTCGAAGTTGCGCGACTTGCGTGTTGTGGCCGAAGGATGACGAACGTCCCGGATTGCGGCGTTGCCCGAAGTTCCGCGTGCTGACCGGCGCTTCACACGGATCGGCCTGCACGGCCTATGTCCTGGGCGCGGAGGTCCCCGCCGAATGACTACCGCCCCGCCGGAGCCGGAGAAGAAGCTATGCGTTTGATCGCCGCGTATCGCATCTGCCATCTGATCGGCCACAAGCGGGAAGGCTACCATGCTGGGTGGTACTACGACCGGCGTGGCCGTCAACGCGAACGCAGGCACCAGCGATGTAAGCGGTGCGGCACATCGGACGGCGGCGAGGTCTTTCGTGCAGGCGCGTTGGAATGGATGCGGTGGTGGAATTTACGGCGCTCGTTCGAGGATCATACTCGAATAGTTCGCTTGTGGATCGGGCGAGACTGCGAGGCTTGCGGGAAGCGCCGATCCCGATTCGGGTGCGATGTCGGGGATCATCGGGACTGTTTGGAGATACCGTTTTGAGTGATGATCCGAAGCCCACCTGGATTCCCCGTGAAACCTGGCGCCAGGAAAAAGCCGTCGTATTCGCGCGGGACGCCATTGTCGGGCCGCACATCTTCATGGCTCATGATCGGTCCCGCGCGAAGTCCAGCAAGGAACATCTCTGGCAGGCCAAGCGCGGCGTCCGCAAGGGCACGCCAGACACGCAACTGATCCTCCCCGGAGGGTTGCATGCCTGGTTCGAATTCAAGGCCCCAGGGCAACGTGTGGCGTCTGGAGACGACCAGGATTTGATGCTGGCGAAACTGCGGTCTCTTGGCGATGAAGCGGATTGGGGCGTAACAATCGAAGATATGCGCGCGTTCTGGGCCGAGCATAATGTCCCGATGGTGCCGAACGCGGCTTACCGCGCGATGGTGCTGGATGGGCTGGTCGATAGCCGCATCGCCAAGGCCGAGGGCGCGGTGCCAGTCGTTAAGAAGGCCGCGCGGCCCGGTAAAGTCCAGCCTCGATTCACGGCTGGGAAACGGATGGCGAGAAGGATTTATGCGGGATGACACCCCGAGAAAAAGCCCGCACATGGCACAAAGGCGGCATCCGTAGTGGCCGGATAGCCCTCGCGCTTGGCGTGTCTGCCCGCACGGTCCAGCGGTGGGTTTACGGGCACAAGGCAGTCTGGCCGTTGACGGTGACGCGGGTGCGGGCGAATGGGCGGGCGAGAGTGGTGCGATGCCTGTCCACGTCCGCCTGACCCCCGCCGAACGCGCGCTCCAGCCCGAGATCGGGGACGTCATCGGCATCCTGCACGGGACAGAGAACGGCGTGGCGGAGGTCGAGTGGCCTGGGCGGAGGTCGTGGCATCGGGAGGGGGATTTGGAGCGTGTCGAACAAATCTGACCCCCGCCAGAGTTCGCTGTTCCGCGAGCCCGCTCCACGAACCGCACCACAAGTTGTTGAAAAGAAAGGTGCACGGGACCGAAGCGTGACCTTTTTGTTGCCCGAGGACTATGGGGAGGAGACGGATTGGACGCCCGGTCCGGTTCCCGATGAACTTGATGCCTGGTTTCGTGCGCCGGAGAGAGCGTGGAACAGGGGGTTGGGGTAGGTAGTTTCCGAGGGGGAGGGGCTTGACAGACTCCCTAAACAGGCGTCAAATGGACGCTTCATAGGGAGCCGACCATGATCGATGAAGGCCGGATAAACTTGCGGTTGCCACCAGTTACCGCGAATAAGGTGCGCGCTTTGGCCAAGGAGCGCAATCAGACCCTCGTGGGGCTGGTCAGGGAAGCGGTGGGAGTTCTACAGACCGCGCATCAGGGCGGCAAGGATGGTCTTTATCTCGGTCTGGCCAAGCATCGAGAAAACCTCGAAACCGTCCTGGTGTCGCCATGAGCGAACAATCCCGTATGCCGGTGACCATCTTAGAATGGAAGCCGATGAAACGGAACACGCTGCACGGGTTCGTCAAAATCCAACTCGGAGCCTTGACTATTTCCGATTGCCCCATTCACGATACCCAGGGACGCAAATGGTGTGGGTTGCCATCAAAACCAATAATTACAGCGGAGGGAACCGTGAAGAAGGGAGACGATGGCAAGGTTAAATATGTCCCGCTCCTACAGTGGGCAACAAAGGCCGCGAGCGACCGATTTAGTGATTCCGTGGTCCTCTCGCTGGAAGAAAAACACCCCGACGCCTTCGCGTAAGCTATTTGCCAATGGGCATCCTGGAAGTCGCGCTTGATATTGTTTTCCGCGAGAATTTGCCGGTGTTTCCGTGCGGTTCGCGTAAGACGCCTGCTATCTCGAAAGAGAAAGGCGGTCGTGGTTTTATTGATGCAAGCCGCGATGAAGATGAGGTTCGCCGCATGTTCCGGCTTGCCTCTCGCCCATCGCTGGTAGGGGTTCCAACAGGCCCTGATTCGGGTTTTGACGTTCTAGACCTGGATTACCGGCATGGTGCCGGATCATGGGAAATGGAGAACGCGCACCGGCTTCCCGAGACGCGCGTCCATCGGACGATGAGCGGTGGCCGTCATTACCTTTTCAAGCATGTTGATGGGGTCCGCAACAGCGCCAGCAAGAAAACCCTGGCCGGTGGGGTCGATATCCGAGGAGACGGCGGTTATGTCATATATCCGCCTTCCCTTGGCTACATCGTGGATTCGGACGCTGAAATAGCGCCGTGGCCTGCGTGGCTGCTCGCCCTGGTTATGAAACATCTGGAAGATCGAAAACCAATAGAACGGCCAGCACCGGGACCGCCCGTCGAGATTTCAGAAAAAAGGCTCAAAGGCTACATTGAGACCGTTCTTTCCCGCGTTGCCGCCGCGCCCGATGGCGCGAAACATGATACGCTCAGGAACAGCGCCAGGCTTCTCGGCGGCATCCAGCATGCCGCGGGTTTCTCGGACGCCACCGCCCTTGGCTGGTTGACCGATAAGGTTCCAAAGAGTGCGCTCGATTGGGATAACGTCAAAAAGACCGCGCTCTGGGGTCTGGAAGACGGCCGCCAATATCCATTCGAACTGGAAGACCGCCCGAAATACGTCAACGGCCAAACCAAATCGAACGGCCATGACACATCCGGTCAACCGATTCGGGTTGTGCCTCCGAAGCCAGAAGACCCCGCGCGTCCCACGATCACGGTTTACCATGGCTTGCGTCACCAGGCCGCCGATGAGGCGCTAACGGCCATGGGTAACGCCGGAGTGCCGTTTTATCAGCGAGATCGCACACTCGTCCGCGTTTCCCTTGCCAAGGCGAAAACATCAGATGGGCATGTGATCGAGATCGCAGGGTTGATCGGCGTTACCGCTCCCATCCTCGGCCGCGCGATGGGTAAGGTGGCGGAATGGCAGAAACTCCTGAAATCCGGCGAGCCGGTGAGAATCGACCCGCCGAAGGAGGTTGTGGAACAGGTCGCCGCGATGTCAGGAGAATGGCCGTTCCCGCCGATCACGGGTGTTATCAGCACGCCGACCCTGCGTCCGGATGGCACGCTCTTGTTGACGGAGGGATACGATGATGCGACCGGACTTGTTCTGGTCGCACCGCCGCCTATGCCGACGATCCCCGATCATCCGACGAAAAGGGACGCCGCCGCCGCGCTCAACGCCTTGGCTGAACTATTGGTTGAGTTCCCATTTGTTGACGACAGCAGCCGTTCCGTTGCTTTTTCGATGATATTGACTACCGTGTTGCGCGGCGCGCTTCTCCCGGCCGTGCCCATGCATGTCGCCACCGCGCCGCAACCCGGCACCGGCAAATCTTTTCTTTCGGATATCGCCTCGGTAATATCGACTGGCGAGCGTTGTGCCGTGATCGCCTGGGCGCCGAACATGGAAGAGACCGAAAAACGGTTGATCGGGGCGGCTCTGACGGGTCAGCAAATCATCGCGATCGACAACGTTTCGGAGATGATGTCCGGCGACTTTCTCAACCAACTGACCGAACGGCCGATCCTCCAGCCGCGTGGCCTGGGCTCCAGCGCCATGCCACGTATCGCCAATAGCTTTACCGTTTTCGCCAACGGCAACAACCTCTCTGCGCCGGCCGATCTGGTGCGACGCACGCTGATTTGCCGCCTGGATGCGAACCTGGAAAACCCGGAGGAACGCGAATTCAAGGGCAATCCGGTTCGCGATGTCCTGGAAAACCGGGGGAAATATGTCGCGGCCGCCCTGACCATCGGGCGCGCCTACATCACCGCCGGTTCGCCCGAAAAATGCAAAACGCTTCCCAGTTTCGACCGATGGTCCGATTTGGTCCGGTCAGCACTCGTTTGGCTCCAAATGCCGGACCCCTGTCTTTCGATGGACATGGCCCGCGCCGAAGACCCTATCCGCGCATCACGTGGCGCGCTCTTCAAGGCATGGGAATCGGAGATCGGGCTCAATCCAGGCGGTCTCACAACGTCTCATTTAGTTGAAGAGACCGAATCGCGGGATGGATTCGGCTTTTCCCATCCCCTTTTCCGCGAGGCGTGTCTTGGCATCGCTTCGGAGCGCGTTGGTTCGGGTGTTTCGCCAAGAAGACTTGGTAAGTGGTTGGCAAAAAACAATAATAACCGCGTTGGAAACCTCAAGATGACCGTGAATCTGGAAGACCCGACACGCCCAAGGTGGGTTCTGAGCCGGGACTGATTTGCGGGTTTCGCTTGTTTTGCGGGTTTCCCCAGCCGGAGTCTCGCGTGAGAGTACTGACAAAATGAGACGAAATACGCAAATAATAGAATGAGTCCTACAAGAAGCACGTATGCAATCTGGGCCAGCGGTGGAACAAACCCGCAAAACCCGCCAAACCCGCAAAGCGGATAACTGATTGGAGACACCCATGCCCCTCGTCCCCCCGCTCGACCTGCGAGCCGCCCAGGAGCCGGACACCACCGGATACACCACCACCGGCGACCATGAACTGGCCATCATCGCCGCCTTGCGCCGGGCCGCCACGGCCCCGGAGCCACCTGTGAGCCACTGGGCTCCGTTCCTGCTGGCCATCGCCCTGAGCGGGCTCGTGGCGGGGCTGACGGGGGTGGTGGGGTGACCCCGGCCCTTATCGCGCTGCTATCCGGCATGATCTTCGCGTCGGTCTTTTGGTAGGTGGTCCTGGCATGCGGGTTGGTTTTTTGGAGATTCTGGCCATGACCGACCCCGAAGAATGGGCCTTCGTCCCAAACGGCACCCGCGCGCCCCTGGTGACCGCGTGGTGGCGTGTCAGCCTGTTCGCCCGGATCGTGGGGCGGGAATGGCATGCGGGCCGTGTGGGGCCTCTGACGGCCTGGGAGACGTGCCGGATCATTCATCCCTGGCACGAGCCGGTTAAGGTGTGGAGGCGGGTGGTATGACCGCTGCCCAACGCCGCGCCCTGGCCTGGCTCCCCCCCCCGGCCGGTCCTGGTGCCAGCCGGGGATCTTTGTTTACGCCAGCCGCCGCCGGTTCGCACGCAACTGGATCAGCGGCGGCGGACATTCGGCGATGCACGGCCATTCGTAGAACCGTCCCCGCGCGGATTCCCGGATTACAACACCGAGACCGTTGCAATACGGGCAGGCGTTCGGCGGGGTATGGACCAGACCATCCACGATCTCCGCCAGTTCCAGGAGCGCGCCGGTGGTCTTTTCCGCCGCGTGAGGTTTCCATTCCGTCGCGCGGAGGACGGCTTCGATCGGGTTCATGTTTCCAACTCCTTCAACAATCTCCGCGCCGCCAGAATCACGTTCGGATCGGGATAAACGACGCGTGCCTCAAGGTCCGCGTCCTTTATTCTGTTCCATGGCGCGATCAGCGCGGCGAGGACGGTTTCAAGGCGCGGCGCAATTTGCAGGAACCGCCGCACCGCATTGGCTGGATTCGGGCCAGTGCCATTCCAGTCGGGGGTAACGACGGGGATGGTTTCGTATTCGATGATAATTTTGTCTCTCGTGTTACCGCGAACGACGCGGTGGTTGAGAGACCCACCGACGGTGTATCGTAGCGTTTCCATGTTATTCTCCCTTCGCCTGTTGCAGCGCCGCGCGGGCGTTGGCCATGTGCCGGTCGAGTTCGTCCAGCGTGCCGCCGTTGTCGTGGTGGCCGATCAGCGCTTCCAGCGCGCGACACAGAGCGGTGGCGGAACCCGGCATGGGTACGAAGCATATCGCGTTTCCATACCCGTAATAATAAATCCATCCGCCCGGCACGGGATGGCGCGAAACATCGCTAGAAACGGCTTCCCATTTTGAGGTGGGAATTGAGGTGTCAATTAACATTGTGTTCTCCATGGGTCGGGGTAAGCTACGATATTTCAACGATCCCGGCGACGGCTCGGGCGCTGGCGTTTATGATCGCCGATGGCGCCCATCCTGGCCCATTGATAAACGCCAGCCATATCCCATACGACGTGCCAGCATCGCCACCCCGCCGCACATCGCTCATGTACCGGGCGAGTTCCTCGGGTGTCGCGAACGGTGGACTGATCGGGCTGCCCTCACTTACGGTCTGCCAGATTTGGTAGGCGTCTCCGGCTGGGGGTGGTGTCGGTTTCCACGCTTCATATGCGGACTTTGCCTCGGGAGACGGCCATATCTTTCCGTTGCCTTCGCAGGACGAACAATAACAGGACGCGCCAAGCCGTTCGCATTCCGCCGCGATTACGATGCCGCTGTTAATACTATCATGGCCGAATCCCATGACCGACCGCTCATTGACCTGTCGCGGCGTTGGGATGACAGCCGGGATTTTTGGCTGCCATCCTTTTTCAGGTGTGAATGTATGGGTGAAATCATACAGTCGCCCCTTCTCGATCAGCGCCGCCACGTCATTTTCGTTCAAATGATGGCACCATTGGGCATTCCACAGTTTACACAGACGTAGGGCGTTGCGCCGAATCGAGGCGTGATCGAGGCCAAAATATTCCGGGTTTTGCTGAGATTGCAGTCGCGACCGCGTGAAGGCGATGGAATCGTCATCCGATGTGAATGGCACGCTGCCGCGATCTTTCGGACGGAAAGATTCGTATCCATACCAGAGATTACGCAGGCGGCGAGCCGTCGCGGAATAGCCGTCTCCACCACACACCGCGCAATCTTGAGCGGTGTAAAGCGGATTGATGTATCCCCGCCATGGCTCGTTTAAGGGCCAATCGAAGTCAGGCGGTACCCGTTTTAGCACATATCCCATTGGATTGGTTCCTTGTGTTTTAGTCTGGTTGTCAGGTCACATTCCGCTTTTTCGCCGCCAGTGCGCACAGATCGCGTGTGATCTCTTCCTCGGTTCGCCTATAGATATCCGCGACAAGGTAGGCGGTGATGGAAGGAGTTTCATCAGGAAGCCACTCGATATCGTCATTGTCCACGATCCATTTGAGTGCGGATTTGTATGGGATTGGAGTGCGGCGTTCAGGGGTCGGCACTGGGGAAACTCCTGTCAGGAATGATAATCGACCGTCACACACAACCAGTCCGGCCGAACGGTGTGTATCGCGCGATAGTCCTCCTTCGCATTAGCAAGGAACGAGGTATGTTTGGCAAGCGCACTACTAATAAGCCGATCCCAATTCGTGGGCTGTACGGATACGCCGTTGTAAATAGAATCGATCAGCATGGTTTTGGCTTCCAGGTCGCCGCTTTGCCATGCGGGGCCAGCGATGATGACGTGGTCAGCCTCAAGATCGCCGGGGATTTTACTGACCACCATCACGTCTCCATATTCTCCTGAGTAGTGATCGAAAAGCGGACACACCTTTATAGGCGATTCAGGAAAGGCGGCACTCCACATCGCATCAACCCTGCTGATTTGCGATGCCGGTGAGAGCGTTTCCTTACCAAACACGAGGCCGCTTACCGTGATGCCCTCGGTATTGAGTTGCTTGCGAAAATCTTCCATCCGTTCAACCCCGAAGGATTTCATCAGTTTGTGGCCGCTCCAACGCCCACCGATCCTCCAATAATCCCAGAAGGCGTGCCCATGCGTTATATTGTAACCTGGCGCCCCATTCTCGTCGAATGGCTTCATGATTTGGTCGATCGCGGATTTGATATCCGAGACCGGTGGCAGGATTATTTCGGTATGATAGTGCATTGTATTCTCCTGTGTGGGGAGGAAGAGCAAACCCGCGCGACCTGGATCGCGAGACCGGCGCGGAACATATCAAGGAATTCTTCGTTCATTGGGTTGGTTCCTTCAACCTGGCCAACGCCGAACGCCCAAACGTCCTCCGGTATGGTAGCCCATCGATCTCGACTTCAACGGTGGCACTCCATTCGTTGCACCAGACGACGGACCCGATCTTGCCATTGAATGGGCCGTCAGCCGCATCCGTTACTCGTACTTTATCGTTATTTTTCATGTTTGAGCCTCCTGACCGGGTGGGCCGGGTCGCCGGTGAAAGTGGATTCTGACATGGGGAGTTTCCTTTCGTGTTAAAACGTTTTCACCCAACACACCTTCCGTCCGTTCCACTTGTCATCCAGCGCCGTGTCAGACCAATCGTAAAGTTCGCGCATCACGGCATCGAATTCCTCGGTATTGATAGAAGGGTCGCGAGCCATATCAGCGAATTCCTCGCGGAGTTCGTCGCGCCGCTCGTCAATGTATGCGTCCCCGAGCGGCGGTAGCAGGCCGAGACGATCGGAGATGGTGCGGGCGATCAGCGGGATATCGTGGGTATCCCATACGTCTTTGATGTTGAGGGTGCGTTGCCATTGGGCCACGGGGAGTCTCCTGGGGTTGTACTCGTTTTCGCGAAGGTTAATTCACATCCCCCGCCGGGCCATTCTCGATATCGAACTCAACCTCGATATCCAGAGCCTCGGGAGCCTCGATGGCTGGCAGTTCCAGCGATGTCGCGAATTCTTCCCAGGCCGATATCCAGGCCGCGACTTCCTGGCCTTTGTCGCTCTCCTGCCATTTTTCCGACTTCTCCTCGAATTCGGATAGCTGGTCGGCGTGGAACTGCTCGGCGAATTCGCGGAGATCGGCTACGGCATTCTCTGCTGTCCGATACGCGGTTTCCAGGTCTGCGTAGGCGGTTAGCACGGCCTCGTTAAATGTTTCCCGTGCTTCTTCCATTGCCTCGGTCGCATCCCGAACCGCCGATGACAGATCGTCGTATTGCTTGGTCTCGCGTTTGTCCATTTTGAAGGGCATCTTTGTTCTCCATCGCCGGACCATCCCGGCGGGTTGATGTTAAGTCCGGTCTCGTCTCACGCGGGCGTCTCTCGTGCCCGCGTGCGCAGCGCCACAGGTGCACACCGTAATGCCAGGATCGGCACATGTTGCCGGTGCCAGAGTTTGCGCTGAACCAATACCAGCGCCCGCGCGTGCCGCCGGCCAGGAGTGCCGCTTTCACGGCCTCCGAGGTGTACGGGCGCGCCTCGTAAGCGCCATCACGTCTACGGAACACAAGCCAGTCCCGATGGCCTTTCATGGCTTTGCGGCGCGCTTCAACAAAGGCGGAAGTGTCGGCGGTGACGATCAACGTCGCGGCTGGCGTCGGCATCGCTCAGACCCTCCTGAGATATTGAGCCGCCTCAATAATCGCGGCCTCTTTGTTGTTGGCGCCAAGCAAAACCGGCTCGCCGGGGACCGAAAAAATAATGACATCTTCCGGGCCTATCAGGACCCAATCGCCGTCACTGTCCTGGCAGACCTTATATCCAATGGGGAGTTTGTTTGGCATTTTGTATCCTCCTGGTGTTCAACCCTGATCCGGTCGGGCCGGATCAAGGCAGAGCGTCAGGCGTCTACGGCGCGGATAAGCGCCAATGCGCCCCGATAGACCGGTTCCATGGTGCCGTTCTGTTCGTGGGAATTGGTGCTTTCCACCCAGGCCCGCAGATACTTCAACAGGTCAGGCGCGGCGGCTATCAGCCGAACGTTGGCCGCTTGCTCTGGCGTACGTTTACCCAAACCGGAACAATCTGCCACGATCTGGTAATCCTGTTCTGGGCCGGGCGAATATCTGACCAGACAACCACCATATTCTAAATCGGCCTCCCATGGTCCTGGCGTATGCGACATCGTTCAGTCCTCCTGGTTGTCAAGACTGCCACCCCTCGCGGGACAGTCAGCCCAGATCATCCGCATGTTATCCCGGCGCCGACTCCGGGCATGGAACCCAGTGGGCAGTTCCGCACCCGCGAGTAATGCTGACACGACGCCTTCAAGGCCGGGGAGATGCCAGACGTGCGTCACGTCGATCTGTTCGCCCGTGCTGTCCACCGTCAGTTCGCGTGGGCTGGTGCCATTGATCCGAGACGAAAGGCGCGTCGTCCCGCAAGAGATTGAGCCGTCAGCGTATATTTTAAGCATTGTGTATCCTCCTGGTTGTCAAGACTGCCACCCTCGGGGGTGACAATCCAAACGATCAGGCTGCGAGCAGATCACCATCCGAATTTGTCGCGACATATCGGCCCGATACCGAGGTCGATACTTTCTTTGTTCGTCAACTCACGCCCGCAGCATCCGCACGATCCGGTTTTCTGCCCATAGGCAACCGCCGCTTTGTGTGGGTCAGACGCCACCTTAATCACACTGGCCGTGGTCGCGCTGTCGCAGGCGAACGATGGCCGGAACCGCCCCTCGGATACCTTGCCGAGGTACTCGCCGGACTGTTTAACGTAGATCGCCCCCGCGTTGTTGCCGTGGTCAGGCGCGCGGGAGAAAACAAAAGTGGCCAGTCTGAGTTTCGGCCGCTTGATTCCATTCGCACGCGCCGCCTCGAACGCGGTTACGATGGCATCTACCGTAATTTCAGCAGTTTCAACCTCGCGGCCAGTGCCATTGCAGGCGAAACATGCGCGGCCACGACGCCACTCGCCAGACCCGAGGCACTTCACACAATCGCCGGGTTGCAATTCAACCGCGATGTGCCGCTGTAGTCCGGAGCCGTCGCAAGCGAAGCATGGTCCGAAGGGTTTGCCGTTGCGGCCGAGGAACTTACCGCCTCCGCCGCACTTCGCACAGAGAATGTCAGGCACAGGAGCGTCGTCGCCGATGTCCATTTCGATGCCGAATAGCGCGGACAGATTGGTGTCTGTCAAACGATCCATTTTTGTGTCCTCCTATGGAAAGGCCACCCGTCGCCGGGGATGGCGGGTCAGGCCGCCGCTTTCTGATAAACCCGGTCCCATCCATTGGTCTGGGTTGGCGTCTCTACGCCAACGCACCGCGTGGCGAAGGACCACACCATATCCATCAGCGCCGCCTTGCTCATGCTTTCGATTTCCGGCTGGCAGGTAGTCGGGATCAAAACGGGTCTTTGATTTTTCAGGTTCATCGTAAGGGCCTCCTGTAGTGGATTGCCTCATGCTCATCAGGAAGATCATCACCGGGTCTCTGGCAGCCCCAATATCCGTCGAGAAGCTGCACCCACTCGATAGGGCCATCCTTGGCCATCGCGTCCCAGAATGACCGTGCTGCTTCACAGTTCGCGGGAGGACGGGAATGATATCGTTTTCCAGTCCCCATGCGGAACACTGCTGAAAGGTTCCAACCGGCTGGCAGCCCGCTCACGCTGGTTGCCAAACTCTCGGCCCCTTGGAATGGCCCAGATGCACGGTCATGGCTCGCACGCACCCGCCTCTCTTGTTCAGTATCCGCCGCGCGCCAAGTTCAGTCTTCGCGTATCCGAGCACGTAGCGGTCACCTTCCCCCTTGCTGTATGCGGGGTGCGTGACGGGCAATGCGGTTGTTTCGACCTGTTTCATGGCTCAGCCCTCCACTTTGGCAATGATGCGGTCGGCATCGACCAGACACAGATCAGCCCGGCTTTCCGACCATCCGAGGTCAATGAGCGCCTTCCGGTAGCGGGTGCGCATCTTACGCAGTTCCATCAGCATGTCGGGAGCCGCTGCAATCAGCCGCCCGTCCGCGTCCGCTTTCGGCTGGTCTGTGTTCTCGAAATTGACGGTGGCCACCAGGGCTTGGATGTCCTCCCCGCTGCGGTCGTCCATCTGAACGGCACCGCTTTCACGGTCATAGAACCAGGGGCCTGTGGTGTGGGTCATGCTGTTGTGGTAGAACGGGTCCATCTTCGTCTCTCCTGTTTGGGATGGCGGGGAAGCCGGACGGGGCCGGAGCCCCGTTGTCTATGCTGACGCGAAGCCGACCATTTCGCCGCGCCAGTAGTTGGCTGTCGCCGCGAAAAATGCCGCGTTATCCCGCGCCTGTTTCGCGTGTCCGGGTTGTCCTTCTTCGATTGCCAGGACGGCGCGGCCCTCGGCATGGGCTGCCCAGAGATCGTATTGAGCGATCCATGCCGGGACGCGATCAAGGTTGATTTCGTTGAGTGTCATCTCATCCTCCTATCCAAAACCCCAGGACGATCCGGGGGCTTGAGAGAGTAGGCTGTCCGGGAGGTCCCGATCTTGAAGCAGGCGTTAATCCTGCGAACGATCCGGGAGGCCCGATCGCCTGTCGTCCGGCGATAGGGGGAATGTAGCGAAAGCGTATTGCGCCGTCAATTGCGCTTTTCGCATACCTGTATTGCGCTAGGCGTATTGCGCTACCGCGTCCGAATCGGTATGGTCCGCCCATGAGCAACGCCCAGATCACCCGAAACACACGCAACCTCACGATGCGCCTCCCGCTCGACCTCTATAATAAGGCGCGGGAGAAGGCGTCTGGGGGTAGCCTGAAGCCGGTCATCGAGGCTGGACTCCGTGAGGCGTGGGATATGCCGGTGGTAATATCTGGTGAGGGGGCTGACACGTCGGTGAGCGAACCTACTGAGGAAATCGAGGTCACGTCCGAGATGATCGAGGCGCGGAAGGTGGGATGAGGGTGGTCATGCAGGCCACGAAAGGACGGCTCTACGGCGGCGGACTCGGAACCGTCGCGCGGATCGGCGGCCAGTGCCGGGCCGTGTGGAACCTGTTCGTTGCGGAGAGCGCCGAACGCTATAAGGCCGAGGGCAAGTTCGTTTTCTATGCTGAAATGTCGGCTCGGCTGCCGAAGTTGTTGAAGGAAGACGCGCGCCTTGCCGGGTTGCCGCACCGCGCGGCACAGATGACCGTGCAGAAGCTGGATCGGGCGTTGCGCGACTGCGCCAAGAGCAAGGGGAAGGCGCGACGCGGCTTTCCGCGCTTCAAGAAATACGCTGACAGGTCCGACGCTTTTTCGTTCGTTGGCCGCGAGGTCCGCGTTGAACCGGGTCGCATCCGACTGCCGAAGGTCGGCTGGCTTCGCGTGCGCGGCATGACCTTGCCCGATGGCGCTGACATGAAGCAGGTCGCCGTGACGCAAGAGCCGAATGGCTGGCACGTCTCCATCCAGTTCGAAGCCGCGCCGAAGCTCTACGCCGTGCCGACGCTTCCTGCGGTCGGTATCGACGGCGGCTTGATCCATCTGGCGACACTGAGCGACGGCACCCTCATTCCGCATCCACGGCTTGCCAGGAAGGCCGCGAAGCGGCTGCGCCGGTTGAACCGGGAACGCGATCGGCGGCGCAAGGGCAGCGTGAACCGCCGACGCACCGTGGCCAAACTCGGGCGCGCACATCGCGCGCTGGGCAACGCCCGCAAGGATGCGATGCACAAGGCCACCCGGAAACTGGTGGACACATACGGCGGCTTCGCCGTCGAGGATTTGAGCCTGCGAGGCATGATGCGGACCCGGATGGCGGGTTCGCTGGCCGATGCTGGGCTGGGAGAGTTCGTCAGGACGCTCCACTACAAGGCCGATTGGGCGGGGCGAACGTGGCACGTTCACGGGCGCTTCGAACGCAGCACGGGCGTCTGTCCGGACTGCGGCCAAGTCGGCGGCAAGCTTGCCCTGTCCGTCAGGAGTTGGGTTTGCGATAGCTGCGGCGCGGTTCACGATCGCGACGTTGCCGCCGCCAGGGTGATCCTGGCTGGCGCGGTACTGCCAGTGGGGCAGGAACCGTCGGCTGCGATGCCGAGAAAGCGAGGCGCTGCCGCTCGTGGCGGGGATCGGGCATCCGCTCGGTCTAGTCACGGCGGGCCACCTCCGAATGTTGCCGATGCTCTGCCGGAGGCTGCATGAGCAAAAGCAATAACCCCGATCCCGATCTTGACAAAATCACGGAATCGCCCCGATTGTCCGTCCCGCGCAATGTGGAGCCGACATGCCGGACACCATTCCAATCGCCGCTGCGGACATCCCGCCGGATGATAAATACGATGCTATCCTGGCAATGCTGCACCGGATCGATGCCCGGGTTGAGGCGCAGGGACGGGAGATACGGACGCTGGTCGAGATGCTGCGGTCGCGGGCTACCCTTCCGCCGGTCGGGTATCGTTGATGGCCACAATCGCCGAAAGCGCCGTTACCAAACCCGCCCGAATCGCCGAAAGCGCCGCCACCAAACCCGCCCGTAAACGACAGCGCCGCTCAGCCGAGTGCCAGCGGGAGCAGGTTCGCCGAAACCGCGAACGCCGGGCCGCCCGTGCGGAGGCGGATCGAATCGCCGCGGCGGAGGCGGAGCAGCGCCGGGCCGATGACAGGGAACGCCGGGCCGAGGCCATCGCTCCGGCATTTCTTCGCAACCCGGTGGTCGTCCCCAAGGGTCGCATGATTGTTGGCCCGCGAATCCAGATCAATGGCAACCATGCTGTTCGAGGTGTCGAATTTCCATTCGCCTCCCGCCGCGCGCGCCGGGCTATTTCCATGCTCCGGCAGGACTGGGCCGATGTGGGCGCCGGTCTCACCGCGGGCACGGCAAACTATGTGGGAATCACCGGGGGCGGATCGGATGCGCCGATCTCAGGCAAGGACTCCGCCATGCTGGCCCAGATCGAAATGCGAGCCCGGCTTGACGGTGCGATGACATACGTCGGGGCATTCGCCCCGTGTCTCGCCAGGATCGTGCTGGATTGCATCCCCGTCGCGACATGGGCGATAGAACAGGCCATCCCAATTACGCCCGACGCCGCCATGAAGCACGTCCTCGCGGCGTTCAACCGGCTCGCGGATTGGTATTGTCCCACGAAACTCGTCGAAATCGGAACCCGCACGTTCGTCATCGCGCCGCCGCGCGAAGCCTATGCGGTGCCAGGCCAGGACTATGCCGGTCCCGAATATGATGAGCGGGGACGGCAGATTGGGGCTTGACACGATACCCCACAATGCAATAGAGAATCGGACAGGGTCGTATTTTGCGGCCTGTCTCAAATAGTAAACAGATAGTGAGATAGTGAATGCCTGCTGGTGCCGCCCCCGGTGAGCGGCGGGGTGGTCGGCAAAAAGGTACAACCAACAAACTGACCAAGGCCCGCGATGAATCTGAGAAGGCCGCTCGCGCCGTTGCCTTTGGAAGTTTGACCGAAGATCAGATTCAAGCCCTGACGCCGAAGGATATCTTTCGTCTTGTGGCACACCATGCGGTGCGGACGATGGATATCCCTCTGATGCTCAAGGCCGCGTCTGAACTGGCCCCATACGTACATCCGCGCCTGACCGCGACCACGTTGGAAGCTAATGTCCGTAGCAGCCCGAGCGATTACACGGATGCCGAACTCCTGGCGCTCGCAAGTGCCGGAATGGGCGAAGAAGGAGATGGCGAGGCGATCAGCGGCCCGCACTAAGCTGCTCGGATTTGTCCAGTATACGTATCCCACTTATATCCCAGCCGGACACCACGGACTGATCTGTGAAAAACTGGAGGCGGTCGAACGCGGTGAATGTAAGCGGCTTATGATTCTAATGCCGCCGCGCCATGGGAAAAGCCAGCTTGTCTCTCGACATTTCCCGGCATGGTATATCGGCCGGAATCCAACAAAGCAGATTATTAGTGCCTCCTACGCCTCGGACCTTGCATCTGGCTTTGGCCGCGATGTCCGCAATCTGGTTGCCAGCCAAGAGTTCGCCGCGATCTTTCCCGGCGTTCGTTTGGCTGATGACAGTGCGGCGAAAAATCTCTGGCACACCACACAGGGCGGTATCTATGTCGCGGCGGGGGTGGGCACGGGCATCACCGGCAAGGGAGCCGACATTTTGAACATTGACGATCCGGTAAAGGACCGGGCGGAGGCGGAAAGTCAGACTATCCGGGATGGTATCCTCGCGTGGTACACGTCAACTTCATACACGCGATTGATGCCCGGTGCCGCGGTAATCCTGACCATGACTCGCTGGCATGAAGACGATCTCGGCGGCACGTTGTTGCAGATGGCCGGGGGTGACAAGTGGGACGTGCTGTCACTCCCCGCACTGGCATCAGCCAACGACGACCCGCTTGGCCGAGCCGCGAATGAAGCTCTCTGGCCAGCGTGGTACGATGAGACCGCGCTTGCGAAGATCCGGGCGAACATAGGCGAGCGGGATTTCGGTGCGCTTTATCAACAAGACCCTCGACCGGCCGGGACATCCTTTTTCGATGTTCAATGTTGCCTCGTCGATGGCCAGCCGGTTGATGCGCCAAAAAACTGCGAAAGTGTATTCGCTGTCATGGACACGGCGATTAAGACCGGCACGAAAAACGATGGGACCGGCATTCTGTATTGTGCTTTTTCTCCACATTTCGGCTACCAACTAACGATTCTGGATTGGGAAATTCAGCAGATCGAAGGTGCGATGTTGGAGACGTGGTTTCCTGTCATTTACGAAACCCTGGAAGGCTACGCCAAGGCTCAGCGGGCGCGAATGGGCGCGCTGGGAGTCTATATCGAGGACAAGGCGAGCGGAAGCATTCTTCTTCAGCAAGCCGCTCGGCGGGGTTGGCCAGCGAAAGCGATCGAAAGCGGGTTGACCGCGGTCGGTAAGGACGAACGAGCGATATCCGTCTCGGGATACGTTACCAGGGGCGATGTTAAAATATCACGTCACGCCTATGAGAAGATCACGAATTACAAAGGCCGGAACGGCAACCATTTCCTGATGCAGGTGTTTCGATTCCAGGTCGGTGTGAAGGATCAGGCGGACGACCTGCTAGACTGCTTTACATATTCCGCGGCGCTGGCTTTGGGTAACTCAGACGGGTATTGATAACTCTTGGGGACTCAGACGGGATTGCTTAGCTGGTCACCGCAAAAATCCACCAGATTATCGCTCCCGCGATCAACAGGGATGCCAGCGACCGCGCCCATCGGAAGAGGACCAGGGCCGCGAAGATGACGGGGAACCAGAGCAGGGTCACGACGCCAACGACTCTAATTGACTCGCCACGAACAGTTCCACGCGCTCGGGTAATCGCACCGCACATAGGGTGCCATCTCGATCCGCGATCTTCCCGATGCGTCCGACGTATGCGGAATTCACATCGCGCACCACTCTGACGAGTTCGCCGGATTCGACGGTTTGGGTCACTTCGCTTTCCTTTCCTTATCCTCAACCCGAGCCGCCTCGACCAATCGCCTGACGATTTCAGCGACCGGCACTTCGGCTTCGCGGGCGACATGTGCCAGCCAGGTATCCTGTGGCGCGGTGAATGTGATTGTGGTTCTCGGGTTGCTCATACGCATCACATTAGCATCGCCTGAGCGAGGTTGTCAATGTCCCTATCCGCCGCCCTCTGTGAAGAACTGGCCCGGCGCGGGCTGGCGAGGTTGTCTGCCGCCGAACTGGAGGCCGCTCTGAGGGCCCGTGGACTCTCCCTCACCGGGGGTGCCAGGGATGCGGTGAACGCTCATTTGGCTGCGGTGCGAGGGCTCAGTGCGGATGGTCTGGCGGAACGCGGCGCATGATCGATCCTGTTGCCGCGGTCGTGACTGCCTTGGCGGAACGTGGCATCGCAATCGATCCGGCCATACTCGCGGACGCGATTCATGCCGCTGGGGCTCAATTCATCCCGCAGGCCGAAGCGCATGACACCGCGAAAGCATGGGAACGCGGCATAAAAAATGGCTGAGATTACAATTACGGGGGTGAATCTAAGCACGACCCTTCAAAACCTGTTGATGGCCGATGATATCGTCCCCGGCGCGGAACCGTCGTATCAACTTTGTCAAGAAATTTACGTTTCGCATCCGCTAGGAAAAAAATTGTGCGACACTCCAATCGCGCTGGCGCAGTCGCAACCTCGCGAAATCGCGATCCCAGGTGCGCCGGAACGGGTCAAAGAACAATTCCTGAAACAATGGAAGTCGGATGGATGCGACGGCCATATCTTTAATGTCGGTTCGGCATCCCGCCGTCTCGGTGTTGCTGCGATTGGTATCCTGATACGGGGCGTTGAGCCAATGGCTCCCCTCGATCTCGAAAAGATCGCGAATGCCGAGATTTCATTTAATATGTGGGATGCCCTCAATCTGGCGGGATCGCAGGTTCTCGACCTCGATCCGAACTCGATGGACTTCCTCAAGCCGACCAAAGTATCGGCGGCCGGGACGCCGTATCATCGCAGCCGTGCCATTGTGCTGATGCACGAAAAACCGCTGTATCTGAAATATAGCAATCCGGCTTATGGGTTCACGGGCCGTTCGGTTTACCAGCGAGCCTTGTTTCCGCTGAAATCGTTTGTTCTGACGATGGTCACGGATGCGATGGTTGCCCGCAAGGCCGGGCTTTTGATCGCGGCGATGAAACAGGCCGGGTCCGTCATCAGTCAGGCGATGCAAAAACTGTTTAGTGTTAAGCGCGGGATGCTGGAAGACGGCGCTACGAACAATGTGCTTGGCATCGGGGCTGAAGACCGCATTGAGTCTCTGAACCTACAGAACGTCAACGGCGCGATGAGCGAGTCCCGTAAGAATATTCTCGATAACATCGCGACCGCCGCCGATATGCCAGCTATTATGCTGAACCAGGAGACTTTCGCGGAAGGGTTCGGCGAAGGCATCGAGGACGCCAAGTCGGTTGCCCGTTATGTCGGTGGCGTCCGCGCCGAACTCGAACCAATCTATTCCTGGTTCGATACCATCATCATGCACCGGGCCTGGACGAAGGAATTCTTCAAGACGTTGCAGGCGGAAGAAGAAAATTCCCCTGACGTGGAACCGGTTTATTCCGGTATGGAGTATCGCGAAGCATTTTATCAATGGAAGAACGCTTTCTCCGCGATCTGGCCGTCTCTGATCGAGGAGCCGGAATCGGAGGCCGTCATGGTCGAGGATGTGAAAATCAAGGGTGTGATCGCCACTGTCCAGGTCTTCGATCCCTTGATGCCGGATCAACACAACAAGGCGGAACTGATCGAGTGGGCGCAGGACAATCTGAATTCCAGCGAGACATTGTTCAGGACGCCTCTTAATATCAGCCTCGATCTGATCGCGGATTATGAACCGCCGGTGCCGATTGCCATACCCGGCGAAGACGAAGGGGAAGGCAAAGAACCGCCGGAACCAAGACCCTTCAGCCGCCAGGACGCGGATGCGCGTGTCGCGGGATGGCTGGCCGCGGTGCCGGTGTTGGGAAAGAAGAGAGGCCGTGCCGCCGCTTGACGGCGGGTTCGGTCCCGCGACAGGCTTCTATGCGGTTTTGACCGCGGCCATCAACAGTCTGATGGAAACGGGATACGACTCGCCGGAGCAGATCGCGGCATGGGTTGCTCAGATCAGACGGGCCGCCTTGCTCAATATGATCCCGGAGAGCGTGCTACAAAAATCGCTCAACGACACCATGCGGGCGATCTATCGAAACAAAATTGAACGAGGCGGCATTCTCACTCAACACCCAGGCATCGCACGATTCACGCTGGAACGGGTCGAGCCGAAGCTGAGAGCGGAACTTGATCGCCGCATCGTTGCCTCGGCCAATCTGATCCGGCTCAACCGGCAAGAGGCCATTGAAACGACATTACGGCGGTTTTCCGGGTGGTCCACCTCGATCCCCGCTGGCGGCATAAGCGAAACGAGCCGCCGCGCGACGAAGGAAAAAATCCGTAAGCCGCTGGCTTCGTTACCGTTTGAGGAACGTCGCGTAGCGGTAGATCAAGGCCACAAGTTCGTTGCGAACCTGTCGGAAATTCTCGCCGCTAACGGTGGGGCAATCGCGGTCAAATGGAATTCGCACTGGCGGCAGCAAAATTATGACTATCGCGAAGACCACAAAGAGCGGGATGGAAAGATATATCTCTTGCGCGGAAATTGGGCGAAGGAAAAGGGCCTCGTGAAACCTGGGTCGGCTGGGTATTATGAGGACATTACATCGTTCGGCCAGGAAGTTTTTTGCCGGTGTTTTGGGACCTATATCCATTCGCTTCGGCGGCTTCCCGAAGATATGCTGACCGAGAAGGGTCAAGAGGCCGTTGCCAACAGAATTAATATGGCGGCCTAGGAGAACACCATGCCGCTGAAATCGGGATCGTCTCAGAAAACGATTTCAGAAAACATCGCCGAAATGATCCGCGCCGGTCACGATCCGAAACAGGCAGAGGCAGCCGCGTACCGCATGGCGCGGGGGGATGCCGATTCAACTATCGGTGCCGCGGGCATCATGTTTCTGACGGCTGGCGGCGAGACGTTACTGTTGAAGCGCGGCCCTGGCGGAGATTTCCCTGGCGCGTGGTGCTTCCCTGGCGGAACATCCGAGGGCGATGAAACCGCGGAACAAACCGCCGAACGCGAAACGATTGAGGAACTTGGCTTTCTGCCGGAAGGCGAGCGGATGCTTCTGACACGTCAGATGCGCGCCGATCTGCCGCATGATCCTGGCGTTGTGGATGCGCTGAACCCCGTCGATTACACGACATTCCTCCAACGGGTGCCGGAACGATTTGAACCGAAACTGAACGGGGAACATACCGGATTCGCGTGGTGCAAACCATCCGAACCGCCGCAACCCCTTCATCCCGGTTGCCGACTCGCGCTCGAACGCCTTGGAATGAACGAACTGGATATCGCCCGCGGCATGGCCGCCGGTGAATTGACCAGCCCGCAACGGTATTACAACGTTTGGCTTTTCGATATCAGGATTTCTGGCACCGGTTATGCTCATCGGGGCGCCGTCAAGAACAAAGACGGAAAGGTGATTCGAGAGGCCGAACATGCGTGGCGGCGGCCTGAGAACTATCTGACAGAAGACTATCTCGCTCGCACGAACGGATTGCCCGTCATCTGGGTCCATCCGAAAGACTCCATGCTCAACAGCAAGGAATTCAGAAACCGGATAATCGGAACCTGTTTCCTTCCGTATATTCGAGACGAATCTGTCTGGTCCATAGTTAAAATATGGGACCAGGAGTCCGCCGCCGATATGGCGACGATGGATTTGTCAACATCGCCCGGCGTTGTGTTGAGCGGAGACGATGATATCCGCGTGAGACTTCCCGATGGTTCGCCGTTGTTGATTGAAGGCGATCCGACCATAAACGATCACATTGCCATAGTTCCTCAGGGAGTCTGGGACCTCGGCGGCCCACCGTCTGGAATTCGAACCGACAGCGTAAAGGAAAGCACCATGCCGCAAGAGACCGAAGAAGAGAAGGCCGCCCGCGAGACGCGAGAGGCGAAAGACGCCGCGCGCGATGCCAAGATGGACAAGATCATGGATGCGCTCGCATCCATGGCGGATAATTTCGGCAGGCGTTTGGACGCGGCCGAAACGCGCGACACCAAGCGTGACGCGGATGAGGCGAAGGCGCGAGCCGATGCGGAGGCCGCCGAAGAAGAGCGGAAGAAGGCCGATGCCGCACACCGCCTTGACGCGAAGGGCCGCCGCGATGCCGAGCGCGAAGCCTGGATGAAGGCCGATGCTGGCGTGTGCGCCGATGAGGACGCCCAGGAGGCCATGGAACTCGATGCCATGGTCAAGGATGGCGCCGATCCCGACGAGGCCGCCGACAAGGCTCGCAAGGACCGCCGCGACAGGATGGACAAGCGCCGCAAGGACGCCGCGTCCGAGGAAGAAAGGAAGATCGCGGACAAAGCCCGCGCGGATAGCGTGGCGACTCTTGACGCCGCCGCTGTCGCCAAGATTGTCGCGGACACGCTGGCGAAGCAGAACCGGTCGGAGGCGGATACCACGACGCTCAGCCTTGAGCAGGCCCGCGCCGATGCCGTTTTCACCGCGTTTGGAAGCGGCGCGGCCCGGCGTCCGATGTCCGGTGAAACTCCGGCGGACTATCAGATCGCCATGGCGCGCGAATTCCAGAAGCACTCAAAGCGCTGGAAGGACACCAACCTTGGCCTTCTGGACAGTTCGACGCGTGGCGTCGTGATCGCGGACATCTATAACGATGCCATCGCGGCATCGAAAAACACCGACGATCTTGAGCCGGGCCAACTGGTCTACATCACCCGTTCCGGCGAGGGTGGACACCAGATCACCGAGGCCCGCGGCAACGGCACCTTTATCCATGGGCTGAAGCGAGATTCGATGCGGGTCACGAAATTCATGACCGAACGGAGGGCTTAACCAATGGTCGCGACCATATCAAACAATCCCTATGCTACCACGAATGGCTTTGGTGGTTTCAATATCGAAAGCACCGGTTTTTGGCAGGGCATGTCGGTCGATGAACCCGATCTCCGGAATCGCCTCGCTGGCGGGTATCTGTCCAATGCCGAGACGATTCCGATGTGGGGCGGCGTTATGATCAGCGAAGCCATCCCCGGCGGGTCGGGAACGCCAAACACCGCATTAGGCGGCCTGATTACGCGCGCTACGACACTGACCGCCACATCGACCAACGGCTATACGGGTTTTTCGGTCTTCGATCAAAACTTCGCGATGGTCAGCAGCCCGTCGAGTCGAGTCCCATTGATCGGGTCCGGGGGGCAGGTGAACTTCTACCGGAAGGGATCGGGCAAGCGAATCATCGTCGCGATGGACCCGTCCCTGGTCAGTATCGATGGCAGCATCATCACCTCTCAGGTCTCGTGGGACTTCAACAACTCGCTATTGACGGCATACGATGCCTCAACGGCGACCTATTCGTTGACCTCGATCACATCGACTTATGCGGCCGGCGTTTATACGATGGTCGTGGTTGCCGCCGCCGCCACGCCGGTTGGCGGAATTGGCGACTCAATCAACGTGAGTGGCGTGACCGGCACCGGGGCTTCTCTGGTCAACGGCGATCAGGTTGTGACCGCGTTCACCGATAACGAGCATTTCACTTTCCAGGTGTTGGCCGGTTCCGGCGCGATCGCCACGGGCGCATTGTCCGGGACCCTGGTGCTGAACTACGGGACCGGCGCGCTGCCCGTGCAGGTGCTGGAAACTCAGGCCGGAAACAGCGGCACCGTCCAATACAACGCGGTGACCAACTCAGCATCGTGGAATCAATCCGGCGCCGTCGCCATGATTTTGATATAACAGGGAGCCCAGAACATGCTTATCGCCCCCGCTCAACAAATGATTCATCCGTCATATGTCATGCCGGAAATCGTGCTGCCTTACAGTCAGGCATCGGGTGCGTTCGACGCGCTTCCGACCGGCGAACCGTTGGTGAGGCTTGGTGAAGACGATCTCGCCGTCTATATGCGCCAGATCGCCGTGCGAACGAAACTCGCCGCCGGGCAGGCCACTTTCAATTCTCTGCCATCGGCGGACGTGATCGTTTGGCAGATGAGCACCCCGGCTTACCGGTTGCGGTCGCAGTCGATCTTCGACCATCACGAAAGCGCCGCCGCCGGACGCAACGGTTTCTCGTTGAGTGAGGCATATCGTCTCGCCAATCAGCAGGGCTTCGCGCAGCTTGCTCGTGTCGGCTTGCTCTATGGGTTCAACCCCGCCAACGGCGAAGGCATCATAAACGCGGCGAATATCACCACGCTCAATTTGCCCGCGGACAGTTTCAGCAATACGACTGTGACGACCTATGATAACGGTCAGATGGCATTCTTTCTGATGAACCAGGTGCTGGGGATCAAATCCCGGACCAACCAACTCGGAATGGGTCGCAAATTTGTCTTTATCGGGCCTCAGCGGACACTCGGATCATTCGAGTACAACGTGGTCCAACTCGTGCAGTATCAGCGCCCCGGCGCCGGCACGGCATCCACGGTCGAGACGGTGCGAAACGTTCTGATGTCGAACGGCGACGAGGTGATCTGGGCCTATGATGATACTCTGATCGGCAAGGGCGCCGGAGGCACCGATGCCGTTGTCATTGTCATGCCCGAGGTCGAACGGCCGAAGCGCGGTGCGTGGAATACCAACAAATTCGCGGAATTGCAGCCGGGCCAGGAGGCGATGCTTCTGCAAATCTGCGACATGGCGGCGCCGCGCGAAATCACCGTTCCGCTGGCATTGGGCGCGATCAGCACGCTCTATGAACTGTCGACAACTTCGGGTTGGGCATTCCGTCCGGAGGGCGTTACGGTTGTTTCAATGCCGTACCCGTAATAAACCCTTAACATCCGCACCATGCCTTAGGAATTCCAATGAAGCTGTTCATAGGCAACCCCACGACTCAAAATCACGTCTTCCTCTACCGTCTCGCTGAAAATGCCAAGATCGTTGAGCGGCCAATTCCGGCCGGTAAGCAGATCGACATCGAATGCGACACGCGCGACGAGATTGACAGCATCATCAAACAACACGCCAGATACGGTTTGATCGATGCGAATGAAGTAACCCGAATCCGCAAATTCCATGGCCTTTGTTACGCGCTCGACAAGCCGATACCGGCCGACAAGCTGAACTATTTTCGGGAACACAACACCGGCGAACTGATTGAGCAGGGCCGCGAGTTGCGCCAGATCGCCGCCATCGCGGGAAACGATCTCATGGAGACCGCGTTGCTGGAAAACGATCGGCACGAACGCGTCGACCGCTTCGATCTCTATATCCAGGAAGATCGGCAGGGTGATAGCCCCTTTCCGCAACTGTCGGATCAGATCACGGTGACGAAGAACCCTGATAAGGTGGGGCCGATTTCCGATCCGGTTGCGACACGCACCAAGTCAGGACGACGCAGGGCCGCGTGAGCATGTCAGAGACGATTGAGGACATGCTCACGCTAACCGATGCGCGGCGGCTTCTGGGACGCGCCAGGGCCGTTCTGCGGACGGTGGCGGAGTGGGATCGGGACGAACCGCAATCGGCCATGACGCTTGTCGTGGCGGCGCATTTACATCGCGATATCGTCAACGCATTGTCGCCAAAATGAGCAGCACACTCGGTCCAACGCTCGCCGGGTTCACGACGTTCGTTTACAACGTTATGCAGATAGACCCGCTCAATTTGCCTACGGATTCGGCTATAATCGAGTATGCGTTCGATAACGCCATGACGATAGTCAATCAGGCTCTGTGTGTTGTCTGTGGACCGCCGAATGGGCAATGGTCGTACTATGCCATCGCGGTTTATAATCTTGGCGGGTCGAATATTATCAATTTCGCTCAGGATCAGACCGGTCGGACATATTTCGCCGATCTTCGCGCGCTGTATGGGATCGGGAAATTTCCGGCTGGTGTGGTTGCCGGAACGTCTGATGCCGGATCATCGACCTCGCTTCTCAACCCGGAGTTCATGAAGACGCTCACGATGCGCGACCTCCGGACGCTCAAGGACCCCTGGGGGCGGGCTTATATGGAGGCGGCGATGGACTACGGGGAAATCTGGGGACTCACGTGAAGCTCATCCTCGGCGTGTACGACGTACCGTATTCCGATGCATCGTATAATCCAGTTCGCGCCTCGAAGAATCCGAAATATCGTCGCGGCCGGGCGAGGCGCCCCACCGCTGACGTGGCGGCTTCGAATCATAAAACCACGGGCGATGTCGCGGTCATCCTTGAGGATGAATACCACATCATGGAGACGTTTTTCGAACTCCATGAGGACATGATTGGCGACATGCTTTGTCAATCCATGAGCGATACGCTGGATGAACTGGCGGATGGTGCGCCGGGCGATTTGAGCCTTACCGCGGCTGCCACCAGCAAGATCGAAGAGACCTTTAAGCGGTGGTTGTCAGAACGCGGCATGGACGCGACCGCGACTGCTGGCGTGCCAACCAAGGCCGCGATGATGGGAGTTTCGCATCGGTTTCTGCATCCTTATGCGAAGCGGCCGAGCCGCCCGAGTTTTATAGACACAGGTCTCTACGAAGCCAGTTTTGTTGCCTGGACTGAGATATAATGTCTTACGCGATCCCCCAGGACACGTTAAACCCCACGCTCGATACTGGCCTGGAACAACTCTCCGGCTACGCACAAATTCCGTTCACGCAATATATCCGGCGCGTGCTTCCCCTGGATGGATACGTGTTCTGGCAGGCGACGCAACAGACCACATTCCCGGGCTCGCTTCATTACGATGCCCGTGCGGTGCAAAACGACGACGAATCATTTTCGATCAACCGGGTTATCCTGACGACAAGTTCGCCGATTCAGCCATTCGAGAAAATCGGTCCTAACGAAATGTGGATTGGCATCTGGGACGGCATGAAGTTCGCGTTTTCCTCTCGCGGATATTTTTATCCCAACGCCGGGCTTTTCCACTACGCGGGCGATGCAGTTTATCCGATCATGGAATCGCAACTTATCGATATCGGCGCCGGGCCGTCCGATGATACTCTGATCGTATCCAACAGCCTCCCGGCATGGCTGACGCTCGTTACTTATGATCCGGTCTGGCTTGTCGCGGGGAACCCTGGGATCACGCTTTATCCGTCATTCCTGGTGCCGGACAATCTTCGTCCTCCATACGGTTCGGTGCATATTCCGGCGGAGCAGACAAATCCGATGGCCGGGCTTCCGGTTATCGGAAACAGGGGCGCGCATTCGCAACTGGCCTGCGATGTCGTGGATGTCACGCTTTACGGCACAACGAACGCCGAGGCTCTCGCGTTTCTCGATCTCGTCAATCAGTTCAGTCTCGATACCGACATATTTGGGATAATGGGTGCCACGGTGGCGCGCGATCCGAAACGGATACAGACAGAACTTAGCGTGATCGCGATGAAGAAAACGTTCCGATTCGAGGTTAATTACCTCCAGGAGTCCATGGTCGATACGGCGCTTCAACTGATCGAATCGGCGCCGATCACATATATCCTTCAATAAGGAGTCTAAAATGCCTCAGAACCCTCTTGGTGTTGTTTTCGGACAGAACCCCGCTGGAGCGCTGCAACCGCTCACCACCGATGGCGATGGTGGGCTTATCGTCTCCCAGGCCGAGGCCAATACGTTCATTGGCGCCAATCCGTCCGGCGTCACGACCTCCGCTGGGCTGGCGACAACCTATGTCGGCATCTGCCTCTCCAATCCGGCGGGTAGCGGCGTCAATCTGATCTTGCGGCGTATCGCCGGGCAGTTCATCGTGGCCCCCTCCACCGTGACCGGGTTTAATCTGATCACCGGCTATGCGGCCGGGGGTATCACGGTCCACACGACGCCTCTGACCCCGTTCAGCGGCATCATCGGCACCGGTCCTACGCCAAAAGGACTGCTGGACAGCGCCGCGACGTTGGTTGGGACGCCGGTCTACACGATGCCCCTTGGCGAGACTCTGGTCGCCACCGATCTGCCTGCTTTCAATACCGATCTTGAGGGATCGATTGTTCTGCCGCCGGGTGCCTATGCGGCAATCGGCACGACCATCGCCGGACCCGCGAGCGGCTTCATGGGGTCGATCCAGTGGGAAGAAAAAGCTGGCGCCGTGATCTGATCCTCTGATCATCCGGGAGGTGGAGTATGACAAACGGCTATAACCCGATCGTGCAGGTAAACGTATCGGTGCAACAGGCACCGGCGCCCAGCACGTTGCAGCGGAACGTGGCGTTCATTTCGCAGGGCGCCACTAATCTGGCGGCTGGCACTTATTCTTTGTTGACCGTCGCATCGAGCCTCACGCCGCTCCTAAGTGGCGCGTTATCCCTGACCGGGATTACGCAGAGCGCGGGTACCGCGACGGCCACGGCCGCCGCGCCGCACGGCTATACCATAGGCGACCAGGTGTTTCTGATAATGACGGGCGGCACGGGGTCGTCGGTCGCCTATAATGGCGCCTTTATCTGCACCGCAACGACAACGACGCAGTTCACCTATCCGGTTCCTGGCGGAACCCCGGCGACCGGTGTCGGCACGTTCATTTATACCCCACAAGATGTTGCCGAACTTGTCGCGATGAACACGACATTTTTCGCGCAGGGTAGCGCGGCCTCGGTTTACGTTCTGGAACTCGGCATCCTTCAACCCACGTTAGGGCCGACCGAACTCCAGACCTGGATCACGGCCAACCCAGGAGTGTTCTATGCGTATCTGGTGCCGCGGTTGTGGTGCGTCCTGACCTCGTTCTATACGCTCGCCGCGAATTACACGAGCCCAACAGCGAAGACCTATTTTCACCTTACGACCACGCTTGCCTATTGGCAGGCGAATCCTTCGAGTTTCGCGACAACGCTGAAAAGTGTTATCGCGAGCATTGAGGCGCCAGCCGTGGCTGCCGCCGCCGTCTCTGGAACGGCGACCGAGTTCAGCGCCGCCGCGTTCTTTTATTCGACAGCGAACCTCAATCCGAATGCTGGTATTCCGGTCACTCAGGCAGCCTATACTTTCCTGTATGGTGTGACGCCATACCCCGTGGCGGGAAATTCGGCATTGTTCGCATCGCTGAAAACCGCCAATATCAACTATGTCGGGACCGGAGCCGAAGGCGGTCTCGCCTCCAATCTGATTGAGTTCTACGGCAAGACGCTTGACGGAAACGACTTCAACAAGTTTTGGTTTTCCATCGATAATGTGCAGATCAATCTTGAGTTAAACACCGCGAATGCCATCATCAACGGGTCGAATAATACTCTGGCCCCCCTTAACTATAACCAGTCCGGCGTCAACACTTTGCAAGCCGTCGCGGGACAGACCATGCAATCTGAAATTGGTCTCGGTCTTGCCCTTGGCGCGCTGGTCCTGACGCAGATGACCGCCGCGAACTTCGCCGCCGCCGTCGCCAACGGACAATTCATCGGACAGGTCGTGGTCAATGCGGTGCCGTTCCAGTCGTATGTGACGCTGAATCCGACACAGTACCCTCTTGGGGTCTATGGCGGCCTGTATGTCGCCTATACGGTGCAACTTGGCTTCGAACAAATCATCTATAACATCACCGCTTCGACGTTCGCGTAAGGAGCCCGAAAATGTCAGGCACGAATAGCGGCAATCCGCAAATCCCGCAGGGCGTCATCAATCTTGGCCGCGTTAGTTTTCAGGTGCCGAATTATCAAAATCTGAATGTCACGCCTCCGTTCATGGGCGCGGGCGGCCTGTCGTTCTCTCGGGGTGGTCCTTCCACGACATTCATTAACACCCTGACTGGACGGGTCAGATCGCCGGAGCCCTTTCAGCCAGTCACGATCACCGTCCATCTGGTGCGCTCTCAGGCACTCGCGGCGGCATGGGAAGCACAATTACAGTTGTGGTCCCTCCTCGGACCCACGACGGTCTATACCGACTCCCGCATGTTGCCGACTTACAGTTTTTACGAGTGCGCCATCGATAACGTCGGTGAGATCGTTTCAAACGCGAAGTCGGCCGAGTACATGGTCACCATTGGCGGGACGCTCCCGATCAATAGTAATCTTTGGGCGCTGATTGCGTGAAAATCGACCGGAAACTAAACCTCGTCCAGACCTTTGATACCTCCGCGGGGACGGTTCACGTCCATTCGGTGCCGATATCATACGAAACCTGCCGCCAGTATTCTTTCATCATACGAAAGACATACTCGCAAATCGTCAACAACGGATTGTTTCCCAGCGGCGGCGCGTCGGTTGCCATCGAAATGATGGAGAGGATCGCGAAACTCGATAACGTCTGGGAAGGTTCCGATGGCGTCCGCGATGGGTTGCGGGCGGAAATCCGGCAGCGAACAAATGTCATTATCCCGACACCCCAGGGCTGGAAGACGATTCCCTACGCCCATGCTTTGGAACAAAATCTTTTCGACCAGGAAGATGTCGATGAGATGGAAGGCGCCATCGTTTTTTTTACCTGTGCCTCTTTAGTGTTGAGGAGCCAGAACGATCAACAGAGGATGACGATTCTGTTGAACGTGATGGAATTTCAGTGGCACACGCGGACTACATCGTTGGATTGTATGGCGCACGCCGCTTCCTTGCCGATGTCGATGCCGGTCGAGAGTTCTGGCGAGACGATGCCGGTATCGTCGGTGCCACGCTAGACTGGGCGGCGACCGATGGGTTCATGGAGTGCGTCGGCGCCAAGGCGCGGGGTCAATGGACTGATGTCAGTTCATTCCGCCAACGGCATCTGATCGCGGCGTTAAGGAGGGTGTGATGCCGCGCACGGTATTTTCTGTGGATGTGGATCGATCTCAATTCGATTCGTATGTATCCGCATTCAATGACTATCAGGCTCAACTCGGCAAGATGGAGGGATCGTGGAATGCGGCCAGCAATGCCGCGGTGGGTGCCGAAAGCGCCTCTCTCGGTATGGTCGATACCCTCGCGGCGAGCGCTGCGTCGGCAGTTCTGATTGGGGATGCTCTGCAACGAACCGAGGCCGCCAGCGGAAGGGCGTCAAACAATTTCGGCAAACTCGCGGAGCATGCCAAGGGAATCGCCTCGTCCCTGCTTTCCGCGACGGTCAGTCTCGCGAAATGGTCTGTCCTGTCCCTGGGCGCGGGACTTATCGGCGGCGGGGTCGGTCTCTTCGGATTGGACCGTCTCGGGGAGTCGGTCGCCGCGACGCGCCGGACCTCGCAGGGGCTTGGCATTTCGGCCGGTGAACTACAGGCGTTCAATGTCAATTACGGAACGCGGCTTGGGCTTGGCACGGATTTTCTGAATACGGTTCAGGGCGCGCAATCGGACCTCGGCCAACAATGGAAATTCTCTGCCCTTGGTATTCCGCAATCCGAGGTGGGTGGCGACACCGCGACCTTGACGACCGATGTAATTCGCCGCGCCCACGCGCTCTGGCAACAGGCTGGACCTCAAGGGCATAACGTTCAATGGATGCAGGCTCATGGTCTTGATGGGATCATGGGATTCAACCAATGGCAGGCTATCGGCCGTCAGTCAGATAGCGATCTGGACAGGTGGGGCGCTCAATACCGACGCGATGCCGGGACAATGAATCCGACCGATCCGACGCAAAAAGCCTGGGTCGAATTTACGACGCAACTTGATCGGGCGGCGAAGCAGATCGAGGCGGTATTTATTACAGGCGCGAGTCCGTTGCTTCCGGCCCTGGAAACATTCTCAAAATCCATTGAGAAAATGATCGCTAACTTTTTTGGCAATGCGAGCATCGAACAGCATATCAAAAACCTTGGCAAGGCATTGGAGGGGTTTGGAACCTATCTCGGGTCGGATAAGTTTATTGACGATGTGAAGAAGTTCGCTGATGGAATCAGTTATGCAGTCGATAAGGTCGAGAATATCTTACGCATTCTTGGCATCATGGCACCAACGGCGGCGCAACAGGCGATGCAGGGGCTGCCCTCGGCTTTCAAGTCGGGAGAGGATACGATCGGCGGATTGACGTTCCGGCAGACGATTGGGCTCGATCCGAAGCCCGCTGGGTATGATATGGATTTTGGGCCACTCGAACAGAAAGTCGGTCTTCCGCCAGGAGTATTGAGGGGCCTTGCGATAACTGAGTCCGGCATGACACCGCATCCTTCTGATCGCTTCGCCGCTGGAGAGTTGCATCGCGGCATGTTCCAAATGTCAGACACCATGCTCGGCCGCTATGGAATCCAAAATCCCTATGATGCGGATCAGGAATCCAAGGCCGCGGCGATTGAGGAAAGCGCCTATCTTCAACGGTTCAATGGCAACATCGCGGCGGCTATCGCGGCTTGGAATGAAGGTCCTGGCGCGGTTGAATCGCAGATGGAAAAGGCACGGCGGCAGGGCGGTAACTGGCTCGATTATGCCGGTAAGGGCGTGCAGAAATATGTCAACGATGTCGCCGGACGCATGAATATCAGTGTCCAGGTCCTAAACCAAACCGGCGCCGCTGTCGCGGTCCTCTTGAACGGTGCCCGGCAGTGAGTGCGTCTATCCTCTCTCCGGTTTTCGCCGCGGCATACGAAATTTCACCGATATTCCTGACCGGCGGCATCGCGGCAACGATCGGCTCGGCCGCCGGTTCCGCGTTCGGCGGCAGCATTGGGGCCGGCGTATCATCGGTCATCGGTGGTGCATTGCCACTGATTGCGTTTACCGAGGGGGTTGATTTTCTCGCGGCGGCCTTGGCCGGCGGTTTGCCATCCTCGCCGTTCGCCCGGTTCACCGTCATCCCCTCAGGAAAACTGATATCACAGCAAATCGCGCACTATCCGTTTGCCAATCAGGCGGTCGCTGCCAATGCGGTCATTACGGAGCCCCTGACGGTCTCTGTGCGGATGGACTGCCCCGCCGCCGAACCTGGGGCCTATGTGTCCAAACTGGCCGTTATGACCGCCCTACAGGCCGCGCTGAGTGCTCATAATGCGTCGGGTGGTCTCTATACGGTCCTGACACCGTCCTTCCCTTACGTCAATCTCATCATGACGGCCTTCACGGATATCTCCGGCAGCGGATCGAACCAGGTGCAATATCAGTGGCAGTTCGACTTTGAACAGCCTCTGGTAACCCTGGCGGCGGCGCAACAGGCATATTCGTCGCTATTGAACAAGTTCAGCGGCGGGACACAGATCACCGGAATGCCGTCATGGACCGCACCGGGGAATGTTGGCCCGGCGGTGCCGGTATCATGAGCGGATTGATTTCGTTTACGCCAACCAGTACGGCGCCATTTCAGTTCGGCGCCACACTCGACGGGACGAACTACACCTGTCAGGTCCGATGGAACGTATCGGCGCAGCGCTGGTATCTTTTCATTTTCGATATCTCGGGATCGGTGGTTCTGACGCGGGCGCTGATCGCGAGTCCGCCGGGATATGGAATCAATATGATATATGGGTTGTTTCTGACCTCGGTTATGTATTTCTGGGATGCGACGCAGAGTTTTCAGGTGATTCCGTAGGAGGAACGATGGATACGCTTAATCTTAACGATGTGGTTTCTGTGGAACCGGGTGTCTCTGGGAAATCCGTTATGATGATGCTTGTCGAAGTTGAGGCTATTGATGGAAAGATCGTGGGGTCTGCACTATCCGCTGGTTATCATATCGATCAATGTGCGTTGCCTGGGCGGCTCATTTATACGATCACGTCTCCAATTGATCGCGAGAAATGTCCGAAATGACCCGCTCATGCCACAAGATGTAGTATCGGCGGGGCGTGACAAGCCGGGTTTGCAATCCTCAACATTAAGGCATATAATAAATTTGCTTATCCGTCTATCATACCAGAAGAGGCGGTATCTGGTTGTCGGTCCAGGCAGCCCACGCGCGGAGAACGGACCTGATACTCCGCCAGGGCAAGCGTCCGGTTCAATTCCACGCATAGCCGGATAAGCATTTTGCGTTATTATCTGATCCAAATTTTTCCGCCCGGCTCGGACCCTGGTTCCGCGCCGGTATTCCGGGAATACACGTCATTTCCAAACGGGCAAAGCGATCCTGGTGCTCTGAATATCGTTTTGGATATCTATCAATACACCTTTGGCGATGCCCTACCATTAAGTGTCGTGCAAATTTACGGTATAGATATCCGGGATGTTTCCCAGGTCAGCAATTTTACGAACTGCAATATTATGATCTGGGCGGGTTTCCAAAAAGGCTTGCCACTCAATAACTCAGCGCAAGCCGGGCTGCTCTTATCAGGCATCATCTGGCAGGCGTTCGGTAATTGGCAGGGCACGGAAATGGTCCTGGATTTCGTGGTCTCTCCGCCGGGCGCCATCGCGGCACAGAACACGAATTTCTCTTTCAGTTGGACGGCTGGAACCCCGCTTTCTTCCGCTTTGGCGACCACGCTCACGAACGGTTTCCCGAAAATCAAGCAGAACATCCAGATCAGCCCAAATTTAATTATTGGGCATGACGAGAACGGCGTCTACCAGTCCATGCCGCCATTCGCGCAAACCCTGAAATCCCTCACGGCGGCGGCCATCGGTGGCACTTATCCCGGCGTCGATATTATCTGGACGCCAACCCAGATCAATGTGTTCGACGGCACGGCGCAGCAGACACCGAAACAGATCGCATTTCAGGACCTCATCGGACAGCCGGTGTGGATCGGGCCGCTCACGATACAGTTCATGTGCCCCATGCGCGCCGATATCAGTGTCGGAACATTCGTCACGATGCCGAAAGCGTCAACCGGAGGCGCATATCCAGCCTATTCTCCTGGTGCCGCCGTTACAACATCAGCCGCGCAACCGCAGGCACGGCAGAGCAGCATCTTCAACGGAACCTTCAACGTGATCCTCGTGCATCACATGGGCATCTTTCGGCAGCCTGACGGAACAGCATGGGTAACGGTATTCAACGCCTATGTGACGACACCGGAGCCCGTTCCGACTGTCACCATTGAATCGTTATCGTTCGGCCCATGAACGGCAATTTTCAGCGTACCCCTATCGGCGAATCGATTCAACGGATCGCGCGGGAAGGCGTTGGGACGCAGCTACAGCGCGAGGCCAAGGCACTTCCTTGTTCCGTGGTCTCTGTCAACGGCCAATTCGTTACCGTGAAATTCGAGGTGAACTCTGGAATATTCACGTTGCCGAACATCACGATTCCGATCAATACCAGTGAATACGATTGGATTCCGGTTCAGGTCGGGGACCTGGGCTACACTCAGGCCGCCGATGTCGCGCTCGCGGCGGTGAGTGGGGTTAGCTCGAATGTCCCCAATCTGGTGCAGGGGATGAACCTGACCTCTTTGGTGTTCCAACCGATATCCAATATGGCGTGGACGGTCGCGAACTCCAATCAGCGGATTGTGCAGGGTCCATCTGGCGCGGTGATACAGGTAACCGGCGGCGCGACAAGCCTGACCGTCACATCGAGTGGCATTTTCCTGAAAACAACAAGGCTCAATGTGGCGACGCTTCCAACTTCTCCTGGTGCGGCAGGGGATATCTATAACCATTCTGGGACCCTGATGGTATCATGAGAATCTGGGGAAGAATCCCAGCATCGCCCGGCGCACCGCCGACGATATGGGTTGAGGTCACAACAGATGCCAATGGTGAGAACGGGAATGTCTATCTGACGAATCTGTGCCAATGCCTGGCACTCAATCTCAATGAAGACCCATTTTTCAGTCAGTACGGAATCCCGGCGCAACCATCTGTTCTCAGTCAGATATTCCCAGATTACAACACGAATTTAACGCAGCAACAGTTCCAGCAGTATTTCGCGCTTCTGACGATTAAGAAGCGGTCTTCGCCGACGCCAACATACGACATCACCGCGATTACATTTTCCGGGACCATTCTGACAGCACAGGTGCCGGTATGAGCGAATCGACGCTTCCTAATGTGATGACCCCACTGGGACTCCAGCCGCAGACGCCAGCGCAATTGAACAACCAAATTTATACGGTGGCCTTGTCGCTTTCTCCTGGCCTTACGGTCCTCCCAGGGACGCTGGTCGCGGATATGGGAGGCACGGCGACTGGCGCCGCTGTCGTGATGGAATATATGCGAGTCGATGTCGTCAATTCCATCTCGCCGCTACTCGCGAACCCTTTCCTGCTCTACCAACTCGGAGCGGTTTACGGTGTGCAGCAGGGACAAGGCAGCAATGCTTCGGTTTACGTCGTCTTCACGGGATCGTCGGCCGGGTTTGTCATCCCAATCGGGTTCACCGTCTCGGACGGATCGAATAATTACACTATTCAGGACGGCGGCATCATCGGGTCGAGTTTGCAAAGCCCGCCGCTTTTCGCGCTCTGCACGAATTCAAATCAGTTCGCTATTCCCGCCGGATCGGTCACGACGATCAGAACGTCAGTCCCAGGCGGATATACGCTCAGTGTCACAAATCCCCTCGCGGGGACGCCACTGGAATCGCAACAGACGATCGCCAGTTTCCGGTCCCAGGTCGTACAGGCTGGCCTTGTCGCTTCGGTTGGAACGCCCGCTTTTCTGAAGACATTGATTACCAACGTCTCAGGTGTGAATCCATTCCTGGTGTCGGTTGCCTCCGTCCCTGGTACGGGATGGAAAATCATTGTTGGCGGGTCCGGCGACCCTTATCAGATCGCGAACGCGATCCTACAGGGGGTGGGGTCCGTTGCCTTTTTAACGGGCTCGACCATCGGCGTGGCAAATTTCACTGCCGCCGCGAATGGTGTCTGTACAACCACGATCAATCACGGTTATTCGACCGGACAGGCCGTTACGGTTGCTGGTGCCTCGCCGGGTGGATATAATCAGACCTACGCTTCAATTACGGTCGTGGACGAAAAAACGTTCCAGTCCAACGTAAATACGTCAGGGTATGGTGCATGGACGAGCGGGGGCGTCTGCACGCCGAACTTCCGAAATCAATCAGTTAGCATCAATGATTATCCTGACACCTATACAATTCCATTTGTTGTTCCGCCCTCCCAGACTGTTGCGATGTCGGTGTCATGGAATACGATATCCGTCAATTTTGTCTCCGCGACGGCAGTTGCCTCTTTGGCGGGCGCGGCGCTGGCGAATTATGTGAACAGTCTACCTATTGGTGCGCCGTTGAATGTTGACGTGATGATCCAGATATTCCAGACCGCCGTTGTTTCGATCCTCCCGGCGGCGCTGATTTCCATCGTGACGTTCTCAGTGACCATCAATGGCGTCGCGACCTCTCCCGCTGGCGGAACGGTTCTTGTGTACGGCGACCCTGAGTCCTTCTTCACAACGACCGCGGCTTCAATCGTGGTGACGCAGATATGAGCGAGACACAATACGTCTCCCCCAACGCGGTTTATGATGGAGGCTTAACGTATGTGCCTGGAATACTTCCAGCATATGTTTATCAGGAATATGCTGACGACGACAATATCCGAGCGTTTTTCACGTCATATAATAACCTGGCGACGCAATATCTCCTTTGGTTCAGTTCGCTCAACCTGCCGATCTATACCGGCGGCATCATCGCGGGTGCGCTGCTTGATTGGGTCGCGCTCGGATTGTATGGGATCATCCGGCCATCGATCACGACGGGCTCTGTGTTTTATGAGGGTGCCACGAACACTGTGCCGACAAACGTTGTCGCCACGAACAGCCAGCTTCAAAGTTCGACCGAAGCGTTGCAATCGACCTCGGACGATATCTTCCGCCGCGTTATCACTTGGAATTTCTACAAAGGCGATGGATTCGTGTTCAATATGCAGTGGTTGAAACGGCGCGTATTCCGGTTCCTGAATGGTCCGAACGGTGTCTCTCCGGTTATAGACCAGACCTATACCGTGAGTTGCACCGTAACAGGAAATACGTTCGCCGTTGTTGTCGCGACCGGAGATGCCGGGACAATCGCGTTACTCAATAATCTGATCGGTTCCGGCGCCTGCGCGATTCCGTTTCAATATGTAGTGACGGTGGCGACATGATACTCCTTTCCTCGAATGATGCTTCGACGACGCTCGGTGCCGGGATCAGTTCCAGTACAACCACCATTGTTCTGGCGCCGGGGGGCGGGGGTTTGTTCCCGTCGCCCGCCGCGAACGAATATTTCACACTCACGCTGAACGATGCGGCGACGCGAGCGAATTATGAAATCTGCAACTGCACCGCGCGCACGGGCGATAGTCTGACGGTTACGCGCGGCGCGGAGGGCACGACGGCACGCTCATGGCTCTTGGGCGACTTCGCTTACAACACGAATACCGCGAACAGTATCGGCACCGCGCGTGCCTATGCCGCTGGAAACACGCCAACGCTCCCGTTCACGATTCCCGCCGCGCATCAGGGCGTTGTTCAGTATTGCGGCACCGCGGGCACGATCACGTTGCCAGCCGTTGCCGGGATTCAGGATGGGTTTCTTTGTGCGATATGCTGCACGTCGAACGCGGCGACGATCACGGTCAATACGAATTCGGCGACGGTGGTTTTGCCATCTGGCAACGTAACCTCGACGTTTACCCTCACCGCGCTACAGCAGACTGTTACGCTACAATGGAATGCGGGGGCTTCGCTTTGGTATGGACTAAATAGCAGCGCGGCACCGCCGCCGCCGCCGGTGCCTGGAAGTTGGGTGATTACCGCAAGTACAACGTTTACCGTTCCCACAGGTGTCGGAACTCTTGAAATTGAATTGTGGGGCGGCGGTAGCGGCGGGGTTGGCGGAACAGGTGCGGCTGGCAGTGCGGGAGGTTACGCCTGGGGGGTGTACTCGGTGACACCCGGAACAGAATATACCGTATTGATCGGCGCGGGTGGCGCGGGCGTCACAGGTGCCAGCGGTAGTTCCTCAGGTGCGGGAGGGGAAACGAGTTTTGGGGGAACGTTAATATACGCAACGGGGGGCCTGTCAGTTGGCCCATCCTCTCTTGGTATCCCTTCTGAGGGGGGTATGGGCTTTGGTGGGGATCTAAATTTGCCGGGCGGTAGCGGCGGCGATCTATGCAGCACCTTCTTTGTCGCGATTGGCGGCGCGGCACCCAGAGGCGCGGCGGGGGGGTTTGGTCAACCCGGCCAGACGGCGGGTTATGGTGCGGGAGGAGGCGCGGCTGCTAACCAAACGCTCTTAATTGACTACGGGGGCAACGGCGGCGGGGGATTGGTCATCGTCAGATGGTGAGTGTGACCTTGGGAGCGTGCCAGGGAAGCCCCTCGACCGGTAGCACCATAACGAGGCTCGTGGTGCTGCTCGGCGGCGCGGGCGGCGGCCCGACAACCGGCGGGACGGGCGCGGCTGGTTTCCTGACAATTATTGAGTATTGCACCTCATGACGCCCTACGTCTGCACCGCGATTCCTGGCAATCCCTTATGGTTTCCCGCGCGCGGCAACGATGCGTCTCTCGACTATTCGCTCAACATCGCATCGGCGTTGGATGCCGGGACCGACTTCCCCGCCTCGGCGACGTTCGCGATAGCCCCGTCCGGTGCCGGGGAAGCGGTCGCCAGCAGCCTCACATACAGCGGCGGAGGCGGAATACCGGTCTTCACCGTCACGCTGTCAGGGGGCGTTCAGGGCCGCATCTACACATGGCAGTTGGTCGTGACGTGCTTTAACGGGTTAATTTATGAATTTATCGGCTACCAGGGCGTGATCCCAGGTCTGCCGGGATATCCGGTTCCGGTCGCGCCATCGCCAGGATTTGGAACGCCGATCACGTGGACAGCGGGGACAACCATGCAAGAGGTCGTCACGGGATTGATCGGGACTGGAACGAATCAGGCCACGGCCACGCTGCTGTATGGATTCACGAGCATAATTTCCTCGGCTCCATCTGGCACCGGGTTCATTCTGCCTGGATATATTCAGGAGGGGACAATTATTGTCCAGGACATGGACCTTACGCACAACGCGACGATTTATCCTCCCGTGGGGGCTCATATCAACAACCTCGCGGTCAATGTTCCGTTCACCGTTGGCTCAAACGGTGGCCGGATCAGTTTTTCCACCAACGCACCGGCAACGCAATGGTATGCAGGATGATGAAATATATCTGGGGGCTTCTGGCCGGGATTTTTATTGGTGCCGCCGTAGTGGCGCAAACGCCACTTAGCGGCCCGCTGCTTATTCAAAAGAATTTCAGCGAGATCGCGACAAACGGAACGCAGGCGGCAGCGATTGCTAATCTCGGGCTCGCGCCGATTTCTCCTGGCACCGGGACTGGCAATCTTTTGATTGGCGCGACAGGAAATACCGGACTGTCGGCATCATACAACATCTTTGGCGGCTACAGGACCGGCGTAAATGTCACGACATGCACAACCGGCCTTCCGCCGGGGTTCGATGTCGCGCTTGGGTATAACGACCTTCCCAACGATGCCGGGTGTGAAAATATCGCGGTGGGCGGCCAGATTTTAGGGGCCAATATCGGCGGGCATAATAACGGCGGCCTCGGGGAGGATGTTCTTGGCGGTGTCACGTCAGGGGTTGGAATTTGGGGTTTTGGTCATGGCGTCGGTGGTCAGGACGGCACGTATGCGATCACCGGAGCCATGGACCTTTGGATGCTGGAAGGGGCCTGCGGTTATTGCAGCGGCGCGATATCGGATACAATCTATATAGGCCGGTACGCCGGAGCAGGGGCACCGGCAAATCACAACACGGCAAGCGGAAACATCGGCATAGGAAGTCTTTCGCTGGAGAATGTTTCAACGGGAACCGGTGAAGTCGCCGTGGGTGCCGGGACATTGACAGGCTCGTCGTCCGCGCCATTGACAGGTACTAATAATACCGCGATCGGAAACGGCGCTGGAAATGCGGTCCAGGGATCGGGGAACGCTAATACAATGATAGGAGATCAGGTTTTTTCTCAGTTGACAACAGGACAACAAAACGCGGGGCTCGGAGCCTTCGTTGGTTTTAATTGCATAACCTGTATTTCCGACATTCTGATCGGGTACAATACGGCATCTTCGATCCTGACCAGCGGGTCCGGCAATATCATGATCTGTAACAACTGCGATGTTCCAGCGTCAAATACGAGCAACTGGCTCAACATTGGGAACGCCGTCATGGCGGTTTTGAGTCCGCCGACAGTTGCATCTGGGTTCGGAACAAGCCCCAGCATCCCGAAGGGCGCCAGCACGCGCGCGTTCACGGTCAATGTCGGATCGGGTGGAAGTGCCACGACTGGCGTTTTGAATATGTCGCAAGCCATGCCAAACGGTTATATCTGCAAGGCGACCGATATCACCCACGCCGGTTCGTTCGTCACCGAGGCCGTTCCAGACGGGAGTAATCCGACGTTTGAAATTGACTTGTTGAACTACAGCCGGACAACGGGGCTCGCCATTGCCTGGACGGCAAACGATGTGATCACGGTAATGTGTGAGGGGTATTGAAATGGTTGGCCTGAGGACGGCATCTGCTCAACGCATGAATCGCGGTGCGAATGTATCATCACAAGATCGAGCGGTTTCTGTTCAGCCTTCGAACCGAACCGCGTCGTCAGGCCCTCAGTAGGAGCGTTCGTATGCGTAAAGGAATTATTTTTGCCGCGGGTCTGATGTGGACCGGATCGGTATTGGCGCAAGGCGTTCCAGGCGCTTATACCGGAAACGGATCGTTGTCGGTCACCACGACGCCCGCGCTCGTCAACACGATGACCGTGAATTCAACGGGTAAACCGCTCCCCGCGAATTTGAACAATGTCACGGTGTCCAATCCCGGTGGCGGAACGGTCGCGGTTTGTCCATCTGCCGGATCGGCGTCATGCACATGCTCGCAAAATGGCGTCGCGAACACCAACGGTCTGACGATCGGCGGCGGTCTGGGGGCATGGAGTTATGTGCTTCAAGGGGTCGCGTCCAATCTTCCAAAGATTGTCGCGTGTTCCGTGACTACCGTCGTGGAGTTTCAGTGGTGATGAAATATGCTCTCGCTGCTCTGTTCGTTCTGATCGCCGGAACGGCCCAGGCGCAAATGGGTGCCGCGCCTGGTCCGCGCCCGCCGCAGGGTGGTGCGCCGGGAACGCTGGCTTGTTCTCTCGCCAATCCATCGCAATGTCCCGCCGCCGGTTCGCCAGGACAGATACAGGTCAACATCGCTGGCGTGCTGGGCGCTTATTCAGGACTGACTTATAACGGCACGACATTGACGCTGCCCAGCGGTTCAACGTTTACATCGTCGGGCCAAACGCTCGCGGGCAGCACGACCGCGACTGGCCCATTCTACACCGCCGCCGGTTGGCCCCTCCCTCCCTCCAATCTCCGCTCCCCAACCTCCTACGACGCCGCCCAATACGTATCCGGCCTCGCTTATTGGCTCGATCCGATCAGCGGGACGATCATGCTCAACAATGGCACTCAGGCCGCCGGGGGCGCGTTTTGGGAACCTCGCGCCGTCGTAAGCGGTGCGGTCTACGATTTTACCGCGGCGAAGGTTGGCGATCTTCCTAACGCGATACATTGCGCCGGTCCTCGCGTCCTTAGCACCAGATATTGGAGCGGCGCGCTCAGCGGGGGTCCGGCCGGGCCGACAACTGCCTATATTCGTGAGTTGATCCGTGCCAGCGATGGCACGACCCTTCTCACGACCTCAATCGACGGGTCGAAAGAATACACGGCGGCGATTGACTCGTTCGGCGGGACCGTCGCGCAGGACTGGGTCGCCGAGATCGTCCGGTTTGGTCAATGTGGGCCGACCACATACACGGATTACAATGAGACGGAATGGGAAGTTCCCCTTACGACCGCCTCGACCAGCACAACCGGAAATCCTCTGGTTTTCACGGTGCCGACCGCGACCGCGAGCGGTTCCGCTGCCAGTGCGACGCTTACCGCCGTCTCATCTTTTCCGGCGTGGTTGCCTGTTTCAAACTCATCGGTTTTTGATGCGGTGAATGGTCCCGGAGGATTGAACCTCGCGACGATTACAGGCACCAACCTTTCGGCCAGTGGCACATGGTCGATCAGCGGGACGACGCTAACCACTCCAAGTGCTACGGGAACCATTCAGATCGGCCAACAGCTTTCGTCAACGGCTGTCGCCAGTGGAAATAAAGTTGTCGTCGCCGGGACCATTATCACGGGCGGCAGCGGAACCAGTTGGACGGTTTCCATTTCTCAGACCGTTCCAAGTTCGCCCATGCTGGCCGCTACTCGGATCACCAATTACAGCACCGTGGCCTCGACGCTGACGGTCTCGCCCAATCCGTCAGGAACGATCACGGCGGGGACGATATCCTACCAGCTTCCCGTCGCGCCGGGGATGGACATTTACGCTGCGGGGACGCTGTTTTGCGAGGGGTTCCATGTCACTTACGTTTCGGGCGGGAACGTAGGACAGGCGAACTACGACCTCGAAACATCTTGCTATCTGGCGTCGGGGAGCAACGTCCTCATCGGGACCGGTGCGCTGGTCACTCCGCAGGCTATGGTCGGCAATCAACGCGCGTCCTGGTTCGACGAAGTGAACGATAACCGGGCGGTAGCGAGTGGGTATGCCGCTGGCGCGCTCCAACACGCCGACTTGTCGCCCAACACAACCGTCGCCGCTACCAACAATATGACAGTCCTCATGGAGGTCGGCACCCGGAACGTCGGGCAGATATTCGATGGGTTTAGTCTGCTGTCATCTGGCCTCAATTCCAACGCTCTTGCGTTCTCTACAGGAGGCAATGGATACTCGGCTTTCCTCTACCCGCAACCCGGCCTTGGCGCATGGACCAGCGCGTTCGTTCACCGTGCGCCAGGACACCAGGGAGGATCGCTGATCTGGTTCAACGCAGCCTATGCGAACTCGACAACAGGCAATATGACCGGCGGCATAGACGGCCTCGCGGTTGTTCCGGCGAACTATCAGGATGGGAACACGTCGCTCGCGGGTGGCTCGATGTGCGGAAATTTGGGCTTGCAATCGCAAACACCTCTGGCTTACGGGAATTGCTTATTGGGTGCCGATGTTATTTTCAGCCCGGCGGTGCCACCGGCTTTGCTTCCCCTCGCCAAAGCGGCGATGTATCGCGACAGCGGCATCATCCCTCAGTATGACGTGAGCATTCTCTTATACGACGGGTTCGCAGGCATAACGGGTATCAGTCAGACTTTTGCTGACCAACTTGAGGCCAAACACCCCAACTGGCACATCAACAATATATCGCCCCTTAGCTCCATGTGCAGCCAGGTGACGCATTTTGCCAATTTGGCCACGGCACAGATTGACCCGGCCGCGGTAAATATCATCATCACGGGGATCAACCCGAACGATGCGTCAACGTCACTGGACCCGACGGTTCAGGAAGCCTGTATCGCTACTTTTATCACGGATGCGGTGGCGGCGGGGTTTGCAAAACCGTTCATCGTAGTCTGGAACTATAACTCCGGCTCGTGGAATGGGACGACCCTCACCTATAATAATGCGCTGATCGCATGGGGAAACAGCGGCGCCATCGAGACCCTTGGCGGCATTCATATCGACACGACGGCGTGCGCCGTATCCTACACGCCGAACTCTATTTGGTCGCAGGATGGGTACTCGCAGATGCCGCACTGGCACGCTTGCGCCGCGACGATTATTGAAAAGCAGATCATGGATAACCTGCCCGTAGCGTTGAAGGGATATTGACATGCGCTGGCCCGCGACCGTGAAAGCGGGCAGTGTCCGGGGATGACGATCTCATCGGCCCTGAGTTTCCGCACGCCCCCGCCAACGACCGGTCGTTGCGCTCGCAAACCGACGCAAATTCTCATAAAAAAGACGTTAATCGCGCGTCAATGGAGGACGATACATCAATTACGAGGCGTTCCGAGGATGAATCCGACCGGGCCTGGCTTCATGCACAGCGTGTCTCCGCTCTGGCGCATGCGGCGCGCAAGGCCAGCCGTTGGCGTGCGGTTAAACGGTTCGCGACCGCCGTTGGACTCGCCGCCACAACCGGAATGCCATGGACGGCATGGTTGACATGGATATGGGATCATCTCCGTCCAATCATTCACGCGGCTACTGGCCCATGAAATTGTTCGATTCCTGGTGTTCGATGTCCGACCGGCATCCGGTCAGATGTTCGATTTTACAGTTCGGTGGCGTCTCGTGCGTGTTCGTGGCGGTCTGTCTCTGGGCGGGGTCGGAGAATGCGCTGTTGACGCTGTGGCGGATGGTACGGGGATGGTGGTAACGTGGAGGCCGAGATCAAAGAATGGCTCCAAACGGTCGCGCCCTACATCGCAATCTTCGTGTCACTCTATATTGCGATTCGCGTTCAGGCCGTTCACAAGTTGGTCAATTCGGAAATGGACCAGTTCCGGGCCACGCTAAAGCGGTTGGCCGAGGCGAACGAGGCCAGCGTCTTTCGTGCCGGGCAACAAAACGTCAGGGATGCCAATCGCAATACGGTGGTCGTCGCCGGGCAGGCTACGAGAGCGGCGGCAGAGGCAACGACAGCGGCGGCATCGGCGGTCGAGGCTGTCCAGGTTGGTCGTGATGGTCTCGGCCCCCAATAGCCTGACCGAATCGATGTCACTCAAGATGACCCCATCCCTGGCTCCAAACGGTCGCGAATCATGGCTTAGAGGTACGGTTGGAGCCTTCAACTCACCCCCGGCGGCCGTGGCGGATGGGCGAAGGCGTTGCATTTCGGGGCCGGTATCGGTAGGATACAACCCATCGCCGCCCAGCGATTTCGTTGCAGCCCCCGTGATACCGTTCCCCGGTGTCCGGGGGTTTTGCATTACGCGGCCACGGCCTCAGCCGCACGGTGCTTGTAGGTTCGGGCGGCAATCCAACCATCGACATCATTGCGCCGATAGAGAACGCGCCGTTGGCCTACCCGAACGAAGGGCGGTCCCTCACCGTCAATTCGCCACCGCAGCGTGGTACGATCATCAACGTGCAACAAGGCGCACAATTGCGCATCGGTCAGGAATTCCCCTGACAGGTCCACAGTGTCATGCAACATATCTCTGTCCTTTGGTGACTGGGGCCGACGTGGCCCGCCGTCAAGGACATAGCGAACGGCAGTGTCCGCCCTCTACTGTCCGCAATCGCATGATTTTCAGACCGATTCCGGTCCTCTTTCAGGTGACGCTGCCATCTGAGTAATTTCCGATCCTCTCGCCCTCTCCTCTCCCGTGACATGGTGCGCCCATAATCTCGGGAGCGTGCCATGATCGGTCTGTTGGTCAATCTGCTGATTCTGTGCCTCATCGTGGGGCTGATCTGGTGGGTCATCACCATGATCCCGCTTCCCGCGCCGTTCGCACTGATTGTCCGCGTCGTGTTCGCGGTGATCCTCGTCATCGCCCTCATAGATTGGCTGACCGGGTTTACTGGTGTTGGGCGGCGGTATCATATTCTTTGAGGGGTGGCGGCCCCCTAAGAATGTGCTATATGTTGAAAGGCCATAGGGCGAGCGCAGAGAGTCGAACCCTGGTCTCGGGGGTACGAGCCCCGCGTCCTACCGCTGAACGACGCTCGCCATATTGGCCGCCATAGCACCATCTGGTGCCGACTATCCGGGCCGCTCCCTTCCACTTTCCTAGGGCGTTGGGGAGCGGCCCTTCTTATCCTCACCCCCGGCACGGGTAGTGACTCAGTTTGATTTTGGCTGCGGACGGAAGTCCTAGAGGCCAGGTACAAACATAGCTGTGTTGCGGGGTACGTTGCGAAGACGTTCTGTTTATCCTGTCTATTCTCTCAGATATCTACCACAATCATCGCTAGGCAACCAGCGGTGGAACCATGCAACAAGCAGACCCTACGCATCCCAAACGTGATGCAGAGTTCACACACATCTCCGGTGGCAACGATAACGACGAGCCTCCGGTCAACGCGGTAGCGTTCACTGATTTGGCATCAGCGATGGGGATGGATGAGGACGCCTTGTTGCAGAGGTTTGCCGCGATCCTCCGCAAAAGAGAGGGTGGCGAAGATACAACCCCGGCGGAAGAGTGACGCCGATGGACTGGGGTCAACTCCTGGATGGGGATCATCCAGGAGTCGCCAGTTCCGGGTCCTCGCGGAGAGAGCGTCTATCCCCCGCGCGAGAAACGGAGTCCAGGCGTGTGCGCGCTTGGCCCCACAGGTTCCCTGTGAGTCTGGTAGCACAAGTCTTGGCTCCTATCAAAGGGACTTTTGGGCTTTTGTGGCGTTTTTGATTCTGAGGTATGTGCCGCGACACTCGGTTGAGACGGCTGCCTTCGCGGTCGATTGGGCGTTTGGTCCACTCGGCTGAATTATAGACCCGATCACCTGACCACGCCATACGTCACCAGAACCACCTGAGGGGCGGACGCTCCGGGGGAAACTCCGGGGCGTTTTTATTTGTCCTCCGCGATTCGCGCGATCTCCGCCAGCCTCTTCCGCAATCGCTCGATTTCCGCGGCGGCGTCAGCCAGCAAGACGTAGCCGATGCCGACTTCCTCCGCGGTCAGGCGGGGGTGGAGGCGGTAGAATCTCAGGCGATCGATCAGTCCGGGCATCTCAGTCTTTCCAAGGATCATCGATTCCGTCTCCCGCCATCGCCACGGCGAATGGCCGTAGTGTGTGCAGCACTCGCGTCGAGGCCGCGTGGTGAGCCAGCACTTCCGGCAAACGGCGATAAGCCATCGGACTTTCGTCCAGACCGCCGCCCGCCAGTAACACGCCGCGATCTTGCAACCACGCCTCCATCTGGGTACGGGTGAACGTGCGAATCGCTTGTTTCCGCCCGAATAATCGCCCGGCACCGTGGACCGTCGAGTAGAGCGCATCCTTCGCTTCTTGGCAGTCAACACCTTCCAAGATCACAGCGTCATCGCCCATGGAGCCGCCAACAAAGCCCTTTTGGCCGGGGAAGGCTGGAGTTGCACCTTTTCGAACTACCCAGAGATCACGGCCGTTATGCGTTTCGCGCCACGCGTAATTATGATGGTTGTGAACCATTTCGGTCACTGAGCCGCCGATGATCTGGCGAACACGTTCAACCACCCATTCACGACCGGCGTAAGAGTACCTTCCGGCCAATTGCATCGCCGCGATATAACGGCGGCCGACTTCACTATCTTCATCGACCACGGCGGGTGCAACGTTCATGCCGTCTTTCCCGCCAGCCGCTTTCAGATATCGTGTCGCGCTGGTGTGACCGAAACCGCGAGAACCGAAGTGGACGCCGATCCAAACGAAATCGTCTTCATCTCGCATGAGATCGACATAATGGTTGCCTGATCCGACCGTTCCTAGCTGTGCGACGGCTTTTGAGCGGTATTCACCCATGTCGGATTCGCGCCATGCGTCGCTGTCGTCAAAGAGTTCATGTTCCACGCGCTCCTCATTGGTGCGACCGACGCCGAATGAAATAACCTTGCGGACATCTTCAAGGATTGGATGGATACGATCCTGGATATCGGAAAATGGCGTGTCCAGGCGAACGGCCATGTTGCCGCATCCGATATCGAAACCGACACCGGAAATGCTGATCTGCTTTTCATAAGCGATCACGCCCCCAACAGGTTGCGCGTAACCAAGATGACCGTCCGCGCAAATCACGCCCTTAACCGCGTTGCCGATAGCCATGCAGTTTCGCATCTGAGCGATGGTGTTGGGATCGTGATCGCCGAAGATCGTCAGAGGACTGTCGCGGAATCGTTCCTCCTGCGGGCGCAGATTGACGATGCTGGCCGCGAGGTCCGCTGCCTCCCTGGCGTTTTGCGCCGAACGGGCAGCATCGCGGAAATCGCACCATGCGGGCATACCCCGCTCACTGCCGGGTTTCGCGACACGCGAATCCGGATCGATGCCTTTAGCCTGGCACATTTCGCGTGCGGCGACTTCCAATGGATCGGCTCGACGTGTTGAAACAGACATAACTCTCTCCTTCTATAAGGCATCGCCGCACGGGACTCGAACCCGCCGCCTATCCGTTAGTGGCCACTGTGCAGTTCCGACGTTTGCACACGGCGATATGGGATCACAAAATCGCGGTTCGATAAGCATCCTTCACGATAGCGTCGATCACGCCGTGGTCCGGCGTCTCGGGCAGTGCGGATACCTCCTCCTCTGCTTCTACTCGTTCCAACAAATCCTCGATTTCCTCCGCGACGGCGGCATAGGGCAGTTCGCCTTTCTTGATCGCCAGAATATGCTTGGCGTTCAGCAGTGGAAAGGTGATATGGCCAGATCGCAACAGTTCCAGAGCCTCGCCGCCAACTCGCACCGCATGAGAAAGCGCCTTCCAATCGACGTTTTCGTTACGTTCGGCCTGCAACGCGCGGGCGCCATATTCGTCCAGTAGTCGAACATAGATCGCGCGCGTATCCTTCAACGATGTGAAGAACGGTGCCTTACGGTTACAGCATTCAAGATGCGGGATCGGATCGGGACGGCTTGGATGCGGGATAAATATGATCGCGGTATGATCGAGTTTATGTTCCGCGATGAACGTAGGCAGCGTGTCTGCCGCGATCTCCAACTTTGCCAGATGCCCGTATTCCATGATGGCCTGGTCAAACCAATTCACGATCTCGCGGGCGGCATGAACGCGCGAGCCTTTGATTCCATATTTGTTTGCCTGAGTTCGGCAATAGCCAATGAAGCTGGCGGCACGACGGCTCAACAACTGATGGCGACAATCCCAGATACGGCCCCAGATCGGATCGGGATCGCATGTCATAGCCCATCGTGGCGCAAACAGCATGTCCAGAGCAACGGTCTGCCCTTCTGCCAGCAATGACAAATACCGATGGAGCGCATAAGCCTCCCGGTCGATATCGCCCGCGACGTTCTTTTCGCCAGTCTGCTTGGGTCGTTTGTCTGTTACCGTCGCTTTAACGCGTTGCAATAGGATCGCGTCCGCGTCTGGCACAAACACGGTTTTGTAATCCACGTCCGACGCTGGCGTGGACGTGCCGTAGAGGTGCGAGCCAAACTTGATCTCGACAAGGGTTTTCACGACTTATCTCCAAACATCGCCGCGAACCGTTCTCGTAGAATTTGCTCGGCCTTAGCAGTCAGGATTTGTTCAATTGCGGGGTTCAATTCTTTCCACGTCTCATTGATACGTTCGAGGATCATCTTATTGATCGCACCATGCGTCACATCGTTGATGAACGCCGCCGCCATCGCGGTCATGGTGTCCGCGAGCATCTTTTGATATTTGGTCGCGATGGTTTTTTTATACCAATCGTCTTGAATCATCTCGCTCTTGAGGAACGAATTAATATGGGCTTCAACCGCCTCTCGTGTGGTGCGGCGCGCGATTTCCTGCGCTACCTGAGCCGCGCCAGTTCTGGCCAATTCAACCGTGGCTTCGGGGTCCAGTTCCAGCAATTTCGCGATTGCCGGTGCGCTCAGCAGCAGTTTCATAAAAAAGCACTCGCTCTCATGGCTTTCCGAACGGCATGGTCCCACGGTTCGGAATTGTGTGGCAGCACGACGGCATACTCGCCGCCCTTCTTATCGACCCGGTAGCGGATCGCGATGTGATCGCCGGACGGCTCGTGGAGATACACGCTCAGTTCCCCGGCGCGGTCGAAAATGGTCAGTTGCGTGCCAGACATCCCACCCTCCAAAATCCCCGCCCCGGCCAGCGCAGACGCGGGGTGTCTGTAGAGCCGGGACTATTCCCCGTCGCTGGCCGGGGAGTGGTGGATACGACGATTGGGGTTGACAGATCAATGCACCCGATCTTTTGAAGCAACCGGACGGTTTTCATACCGCCCCCATCTTTCTCAAAAAATCCCGGGCGACCTCCGCGACCGGCAGCGGGTGAGTGGCCCCCTCCGCTACATCCGGCTTGCTCCGGTCCTTAGCCGTATGCTCGATCAGACCAAGTATCGATTGTTCCCGCAACGCTTCACGCAGTGCAGGTGGCGAAATGTCATTGGCCTTGGCGAGACCATTAGATATGGTACGAAATCCCCGCCGCGCCTGACTACGAATACGGGCACGAGCCGTTTGACCGATTTTGTGCAGATCGTCAGGAACGACGCGTTTATATCCAACACGGCGCACGGAAGCGAATACCGCGCCATTTTCTCGTTCAACGACAAAAATCGCGCGATAAAGAAGATACCGGCATACGTTAATGTTCCGGCCGATTGCCTTACTGAAATCGTCGAATGTCAACGTTTCGCCAAAAGGACAAGCGGCGAGAAGGTCCGCGAGGATGCGGGTGTCCTGGTGTAACTCCATGACGATCATGGGAAGGCTCCTGTATTGTGTCGTGCTGTGCGGTGGTGTGGCGTGACGTGTCGTGCGGTGCCGTGGTGTGGAGTGGTGTGCTGTGGTGTGATGATTTTGGCAGTCCCAACAGAAGCGAGAACGATTCCGTTGGGATTGCCGATGATGTGCCGTGGCGTGGTATCATGCAACCATCTGGCGATTATCCTGCCAGACCAGTTTATCCAGAACGAAGCGGCCATTGTGACCGCCATTTTGTGGCCGGAACTGGCCGATTCCAATAAAGAGGCCAGCAAGTTCCACCATGTCCCGGAAAACGGGCTCGACGATGATCGGGTCCAGGATGATGATTTCGAATGTCGATGACCATTCCCGAACCACGGGAAAGCGGCGCACGACTCGTTTGCCTGAACCCCGGACACCATCGGCGTTGGCTGAGATCGTAACCATCATCGCCTCTGAGGGATCGATATTCAGGATTGGTGCGGCGGGGATCATCACGCCGCTGGTGAACTTGGCGGACCATGTGGCCTTCCCCTGGCCCGGGATTTGGATTTTTGAATATTTCGCCGCCGCGATCAGGCATTGGTGAAAACCGTGCGGTGGAATAATGATGGTTTTTTTGCCGTCGTGTTCCTCGATGGACAATTTGCTACGCCATGTCCTGGCGTCATAGGCATCTGGCGACTCGCCTTCGAGCCGCGGGTCATTGTGTTGCCGGGACTGACTGTACGGCGCGGTGCCACGGAGGGTCAGTTGAGCGATGGTGTATTGCATGGAAGGTTCCTTGGCTGGTGAAGTGATGTGTCGTGGAGTGGCGTGATGTGTCGTGGAGTGGCGTGGTGTGGCGTGGAGTGGCGTGGAGTGGCGTGGCGTGATGTGATGTGCGGCGCGGTGGCCTCGCGGCCAGTTTCGTGATTACACGAATTGCCGGTTGACTGTCAACCCATGATTACGGTAATCATCGCCCATGAGCCGAGAAATCTTGCTTCCCGAAGTTATCACCGTTCGGTTGCCAGCGGGCACACTTACCGCCCTGGATGCCTTATGTAAGACGGCTGAGCGGCGCGCGGATGTCGCTCGGGCGATTCTGGTGGGGGGAGTGGCGGAATCTCCCGCCCCTGACGCCGCCGGTTCCCGCTATCGACCCCGCCGGGCCGGGGCAACCACAGGGACCACGCCCCATGACTGACTCCCCGCCCCCCGTCGAGAGCGTCTGGCCCGACCATCTGACCTTATGGTTTGGCCCCCGGCCCGACTCTGAGGATGGACGCGTCGAAGAGCCCGTAGAGCCGGATCGTGAGCCGGAACCCCGCCCAGACCGCGACGAGGATGGGCATGTCGCGATGTGGACGCGGGAGCCGCAAGTCGAGCGGGGGGATGCGCCGTGACCAGTATCTGGGGCAAACAGGAAAAACAGTTCAGATTGCACCGGGCACAGAACGGCCTTTGCGCGCTGTGCGGAGATGACCTGAAACTGGCCGAGGCGACTTTCGATCACATCATCCCGAAGTCGAAACACGGGCCTTCAACGATTGATAACCTTCAACTGGCACATAGATCGTGCAACAACAAGAAGGGCGATAAGATTGTCGCGCCGCTCCAACTATCGGGGAAAATTCGCAAGCGCGTGTTGCACGCGCTGGTGATGGAGCGGCTTTGCCGTCGAGACATTGACGAACGAAAGGGAAATTATATAGTTGATTCCCTTCGGCAATCTGGTAATATTGCCGGATCGGGTGGCGCTACCAACGCCAGTCCCGATCCTGACCTCGACGGAAGGTTACTCCGCGTTGGCTGACCCTATCGTAGCGACTCAGATGCTCACATGGAAGTGTCGTTTGCTCCCAAGCAAAGGCCAGCATGACAAATTGCGCGCTGCACTAAGCCATACCCGCGACCTCTACAATGCCGCCTTGGCTGAGCGCATCGACTGTTACCGGAAAACCGGCAAAGGGCGCTCTTTTTTCGACCAGGCTAAGGGCCTTACCGAACTCCGCGCCGATCCGGGCTGGGCAACCTATTCTGTCGCCATGCAACGCTGGCCGCTGAAACAAGTCGATCTTGCCTTCGCCGCCTTCTTTCGACGCATCAAGGCGCGGGACGGAAAAGCCGGATTTCCGCGATTTCGGGGCCGCGAATGGTTCAAGACGTTCGGTTTTTCGGATCGCGGCGGCTGGCGCGTGGACGGCAACCGGCTGCGGCTGAAGGGCATAGGGTCTGTTCGTATTCACCTCCATCGCCCCCTCCCTTCTGTGCCAATCGCCTGTAAGGTGAAACGCGAGGGCCGGAATTGGTATGCGCTGCTGACCGTCGAGACGCCTTGCGCGGCCTTCCACCCCGGCCCGGCTGTCGGAATCGACATGGGCATCACGACCATGGCGGCGCTTTCGACCGGCGAACTGATCGCCAACGCACGCCCAGTCAAGCGGGCTGAGAGAGAAATGCGGAGACGCCAGAGACAGATCGCGCGATGCAAGAGAGGATCGAATCGTCGCCGCGAGGTCAAGGCGCGGGTGGCATCGCTGCACGCCAAGATCACCCGGACGCGCGAAACGCATCTGCATCAGGTGTCGGCATCGCTCACGGCCCGGTTCGGCACGATTGCCATCGAGAAGTTGAACGTCAAGGGCCTGGCTGGCGGAATGCTCGCCAAGCAGGTCAATGACGTTGCATGGGGTCGCTTCATAGGTATGCTGCGCTATAAGGCTGCAAGGGCCGGTGGCACAGTGATTGAGGTTGATCCTCGCGGAACAAGTCAGACCTGCCCTGAGTGCGGCGTCATCAAGAAAAAGGAACTCTCGCAACGCGTCCACCGATGCGATTGCGGCTGTATCCTTGATCGCGATGTCGCCGCTGCGAAGGTCATTCTAATCCGGGCCGGGAATGGTCCGGGAGGCCGCAACGCTGGTGCTACAAGGCGTGGTCTCGAAAAGATATGCGAGGCTGCCTGATGTCAGGTAGTCAAGTATATAATTCCCAACGAAAGGAAACACCGTGAGCCAGACCACAATCCAGCCCCCCACACCCGCCCCCGTGCAACCTCCGGGCCTGTTTCAGTGGGTCAGGAGCCGCTTGTCCGAGGCCAGCACATGGGGCGGCATCAGCGCCTTCGCGGCGGCCATGGTGACGCAGGTCCCGGCCAGCGTGCAGCCTTATATGCTGGGGCTGTCTGGTGCCGCGGCGGCGCTGGCCGTCGTGATCGCGGAAAAGGGCAGCAGCCGGACGCCGGCACAGATCGCGGCCGATGCGCTCGCGGCGGCGCAAGAGGCGGATAGGTTGAGGTCGTGAACATCGCAAAGTTCCTTGACGGCATCAAAAAAGACGAAAAATGGGAAACCTACGCAGATGCTGGGTATCGCGTCCGGAAGGTGCGGATTGACGATAGGGGGGACGCGTAATGATCTTTGGCACAACCATGACCGGGCGCGATCCAAAATATCGGCATCGCAAGTCGTTCCTTCCGATGCAACACATCAAGGAATCTCAGTTGCTGAACCGGTTGGACAGCCACTATATCTTACGATTCCGCATGGATGGTGGAGGTGGGATGGGTCGCGGCGTCTGGCGAAACGGACATCAGATGCGGTGGTATTGGCGGATTGCCATGGGCGGTCGTACGCCCGCTTACCGGCCACCGGACCCACCGATGGAAGCGCCTGAATGGTTTGAGCCCGAAAGGATGGCCGCGTGATCCTCCTCGCTACACTCGCCGTCATCGGCACCCTCGCCAAGGAATTGACCATGGATAGCCGCGAAATCGAACCTGGTGATGCCATCGCCAACGACAATAATACGCCGCCAATTACCACGGTCACTCCAACTGATCTGGCGGGGGAAGGGTAAATGGCCACACTAAAATTAGTTGATCGGGCAGGCAATATCATGGGCGCAATCGTTATCCCGGATGCGAAAGTTGCGCGCTTCGCCCAAGATCAACGTCTGACCATACAATATGTTGATGCGCTGCCTGTATCATCATACCCACCGCATAATATGGAAAATGTAGATTCGCACATCCACATCATAACCATCGTCCCGGCACACACCCGGAGTGATGCGGTGATGTTGGCGGAAGGCGCGCTCTATGATCTTGAGAAGGTCGAGGGGTGCTTCTTCATTCCTGGCTATGCGTTCAGTATACCGCGAACGTGCTTTTATGGAGGGAATCTGACATGAACGCCACCGACTTCCTGACCACCATCGTCCGTCCATCCCTCGCCTGGATGGAATCGGTCCTTGGCTCTACGCCGCTGCTGACCGACGCGAACCGGACGCAGGTCGAGGTTATGCTGACGGCAATCGCCGGGCAGGAGAGTGCGTGGACCTATCGGGTGCAGGCCAACGACGGCCCGGCACATTCTTACTGGCAAGACGAGGATGGCCGTCACGAGGCCCTGGATGGCGTCCTGACAGGCGCGGCGACGAGTGCATGGGCCACGAAACTCTGCGCGGCGGCAAAGGTCGCGCCGAACCGGATAGCGGTCTGGGAGTTGTTCGCGACGCCAGCGGGTGATGGCCTCGCTTGCGCGGTTGCGCGGTTGTTGCTGTGGACGCATGCCGGGGCACTGCCAGCGGTTCATGACGAAAGCGGCGCGTACCAGTATTATCTCGATCTCTGGGAACCGGGTGCCCCATCCCGGGGGCGCTGGGCCGAGGTCTATCCGCAGGCGGTCGCGGCGGTGACGGGAGGGGCGACGTGAACGAAATCCATTACGCGCTCGGCGCGGCGACCGAGGCCGATGAGGTCCGCCGCGAAATGGCGGCGGGGATGACGCGGCTTACGCAGACGATCCTCGATCTGCGAGCGGAAAATCAGACTGCCACCGCGGAAAACTTACGTCTCGCCGAACATCTCGCCTATGCGACAATCGAAGCGCGCGGTGCCAACGAACGGAGCGCCCGGCTCGATGTGGAGAATGTCGCACTGAAATCCTTTCTTGAGGCCATTTGCTCGCAGTGGGTTGCGGCGGTAACGGAACTCATGCTCTTCAAAGCGTCGAACGTGCAGCCCTTGGATACGCCGGTCGAACCGAAGTCGTGGCCGTTTCAGGATCACAGGCGCGATCCGCGTGTCATGGGGAACCCGAGGTGAACCGCGGTAACGGATTCTTGGTAGTCCTCATCCTCGCGGCCACCTTGACCGCCGCACCCGCATGGCACCCCAAAGATGTAGCAGCCCCGCCCGAAACGGTCTGCTGCTACATCGACGAGCCGCGCGATTGCTGGCTGCCTCGCGAAGACCATGAATGTCATGTGGAGGATGCGCCGAAATGAACCCGCTCCACCTCCACGTCGTCGCGGCGGTCTGCATAACTATAGGGGTTATGTTTGTCATGATGCTGGTGTCCGGCTGCACGCCGCCGGTTTGCGAATATGCTTGGCCTACAGTGCGATGTCTGGAGGTGGGGCGGTGATGAAACAGACCGAAACCGAATGCGAACATATGAACCTCAGGTCGTTCGCGAGTGTGGAAACTTCAACACGAAGGTCGTCGATCGAACCAGCCTACACAACTGAAATTCTGAGCCATCCTATCGTGGTTGGCTAGGCGTAAGGAAACTCGAAATGAACGAACCCACGAGCGGACTGGCGCGATTCCAGTCGATCAAACAGGTGAGCGCGGGAGAAATCACCGAAGTTGTCGAATACGGTTGCTACGTCAAAGATGCTGACGGAACCGCGACTCTTCGCGAATACGCGCCGAACATGAATGCCCGATACACGCCTGTCGTTGGCGATTTCTGGATCGTATATGACGGTGACGGCTATCAGTCGATCAGCCCCGCCAAGCAGTTCGAGGAAGGCTACAAGGCCGTCGAACCTGATTTTGATTGGGCGGCGTTTAATGCGTTACGGAAAGCGTCACCATGATCGCCATTCTCTCCGTCGAATGGGTCGATCATGGCCACGAGCCTCAGTGCGTGCCGAATCCGGACTATCCGCAAGGAATCGACGTGAATGTTTCCATGGGCGCGAAACACTCGTGCATGACGGCGGAAGCGCCGGGCAACGAAGATTGCAAAGGAGAAATTGAAATGAGCGACACATCAGATGATGCTAAGATATTCGTCATCACATTGAATTTCATCACCCGACAGGAACGAGACCGAGCGGCGAAATTGATCAACGCCGCATTAGACGGTGGTAATGTCCACCATAGCGGTCTCTGTATGCTTGAAGAAGGTGACGACGGAGCCCAACCGTGCTGATCGGTCCTCCCGCATCGGCGATCGTCCGAGACAACAAAGGTGTGTTGCACGTTTGCGGCATTTCCGGCGGCAAGGACTCGTCTGCCATGGCGTTGGAATTGCAAGCGCGGCACCCGGATCGTCCCTTTATCTATCTCTGCACACCAACCGGCAATGAACCGGAGGCGATGTTTGACCATTGGCTTGCGTTGGGCAAACGGCTCGGCTCGCGCGTTTGGCCGGTGACCACGAGTTACAGCCTTGTCGGGCTGATTAAGCATTACAAGGCGCTTCCGAACTTCCGCCAGCGTTGGTGCACCCGCCAATTGAAGATCGAACCCTATGGGGTATGGATGGCCGCACAGGCGGCAAATGGTCCAGTGGTCTCGTATATCGGCATTCGTTTCGATGAGCCTGAACGCGAAGGCGGCGACTATTCGGCTATCGAAGGCGTTACCGCGACATTCCCCATGCGTGATTGGCAATGGGCGTTGTCCGATGTTCTGGATAGCCTGGATCGCCGCGGCGTTTGCATCCCCGTCCGGACAGACTGCGAGTGGTGCTACCATCAGACCTTGTTCGAGTGGTATTCGCTCTGGGCCAACTTCCCTGACCGGTTTGCGGAAGGCGAGGCTTTGGAGACTGAAATCGGTCATACTTTCAGGTCTCCTGGGCGTGACACTTGGCCGTCGTCCATGACTGATCTGCGAAAGAGATTCGAGGGCGGGGATGTTCCGAAACAGCGCAAACGGGCCACAGCATGCGCGGTTTGTTCCAGATGACAGGGGGAGGGATGTCGGTTGCCGTCACAACCGCTGGCCGCCCAGACGACCCGCGCTCGATCAAAATCCCGTGCAAGATCACCGGGACGAAACACTGAAAAGGACCCAACACCATGACCACGACAGTCCACATCTACTCGTCCCATGTGATGGACGATTGCCGCCTCGAACTGATCGCGCTGGATGCCACCATCGCGGCCATCACGGTCGCATTCGATGGGCCGACGACGACAATGAAGACCGTCGAAACCATCCTCGATCCCGATATCGGCCATCATCGAATCGTCACGCATCTTGTCCACGGCACGCGGGAACTCGTCCTCCGCGAAGTGAAGCGGGAACCGGCGGCTTGACAGTGACGGTCAGCGCCAAACCAAAATGCGATGATGCCGAGGTAATGCGGCTCTGGCGCGAATGTGGTCTGCCAGAGTATTTTCTCGGTAATGGCGGCACAAACCATAAACTTGTCGCGTTCGCCGCACGCATCCAATCCGAAAGGACGCATCACTGCAACATCTGCGGCGGCACGGTCGATCTGACCAACGCGACCGCGCCGACCGTGGGCTTCGGAAAGACCGGACGATGATCAACTGCACAGCCTACCCCCTGAACGGTTGCGCTCACCCGCAATTCTGCAAGGATCAGTGCAACGGTCGCCCGGTAAAGATCAGCCGGGAAACCATGGAGGCGCTGCTGGCTAAATGCCGCGATGACATGCGGCAACTACGCGAAGAAGCGCGACCAAATCGGGCGCTGATGAACGAACCGATGACAATCTGAAAAGGACCCAACACCATGAAACGCCGTTTACTCGCCACCACCGCCTTGGCCGGGCTTGCAGCGCTCGCCGCGTGCAGTCCCGCGCAACTCGCCACCGCATCCGCTGATCTGACGAAGGTCGCAACCATCGTCGCGGGTGCCGGCCCATACATTCAAATGGCTGGCACGCTCATCGGCGCACTCTACCCGCCCGCAGCACCTATCATCGCTCTGGCAACCGCTGCCCTGACGGAAGTAGAACCGGTGTTCGCGACGATCAACGCGAGTCTGACGGTCGCGAAGACGCAAACGGCGGTCGGCCAGATTGCGACCGGGTTCGATACCGCGACGGGCTTTCTGCAACAGGCGATCAATGAGGCGCCCCCATCGGCAGGATTGGCGAAATACCAGCCTTACGTGACGCAGGCGACTGCCATCGTGCAGATGCTGACCGCCTTCGCAGCGACCGGCGCACTACCCACTCCGGCTCCCGCGGCGCCGACAGCGGCCATACTGGCTCAGCCAACGGTGCCGGTGAAGATGTGGGGGCTATAGATGGTGATGACCGTCTACTACGACACCGAAGCCGATTCCGCTCATATCGCCTTTCTGGGCGGAATCGGTCCTGGCGAAACCGTGCGTAACGTCCGGGCCGGTGAAGTGACCCTTGACTTTAATGCCGCCGGGCAACTCATCGGTATTGAACTGCACGATCTCTATCTACTGCATCCAGACCTGGCGCGAGACGCGATTCAGATGCGGCCAATTCGAGAGGGTGACATATGATTCTCCCATACGGTTCCGTCAAGAATTTTACCCACCAAGGTCCCGAGGATCGCCTGGGCTTATGCACCTTTGCGATGCTCTGGAACCACCGAATCCTTCTTGGCGACCCGCCCATCGGCGACGGCGGCCTTGAATACGCGGCGAACATGATGGAGGGCGGGTTCAACGATCTGAACCCCACTACGGATCGCGGCGAGCGGGTTGAAGATGCACTGAATTACGTCAGGGACCGAGGATGGCCGGGACAGCCGACGCTTCGTATTCAGTCCTGGCACAAGATCGCGCTCGACGACGTGCGGGATGCAATCGCGCGAACCGGCGGCGCGGAGTCGTGGGGGCTGTTGCCCATGACTGAGGACGGCACGGATTATGACTTCACGGACGGCGCACTGGCCCGGAACGCCCCTGGGGTTCACGCTCATGCCGTGTTGTGGGTCGCGCCGTTGTCGTTCGTGACCTGGGGCCTGATAAAGACCGTCTCCCGCGCCTGGACGGAACGCTACTGGCAGGAATGGTTCGACGTAACCTGGGAGGATGTGGCATGACCGCTTGGAAGCAAGACGGCTTTGCGCTGATCTCCGACATCTTCCCGCCCGGTGGGCAGAAGATGCCGTTGCTCCATAAATTCGCCCCTGGTCGATCAGAGGTCGAATATGAATTCCGCCAGGCGGAAGAATTGCCAGAAAACCTGAAAACGAATATCAGGATCGTGCCAGCGATTTTGACATTCGAAGGGTGAACCATGAGCTACCCCACCTCGGAATCCGATCTTCCTCGCATGATTAGCGAGACCCGGAAAAGCAAAGCGAAATCTGGCGGAACACCATCTCTTTCGATGGCGTCGTCAGCCAGGCGAACATTCGACGAAATATCGCGTTCCTTGCAGGAATTCGCGGTATCGGACAAAATGCTTCGATCACCGCATCTCATGCGACCATACACAGGGAAATGGGTCGCGGCATATCAGGGCAAGGTTATAGTTGTCTCAGATGACTTGGTTGCCGTGCAATCTCGACTCCGTGTGGACAAAATTCCCCTGGCGACCGTTGCCATTAGATTCATCGAGAAGGACGGTATTGCCGCTTAAAATCAGATGATTCAGTTGTCAATGAATCCTCGGTATTATGTAGCAAAGGGCACCTCTCCGTTGTGGCACTAAAAGCTGGCCACCCTATCATGACCGCATGGCCGAACCACACGTCATCTCCGCTCTGAAAGCCAAGCGCGCCCGCATCGCGGGAGAGATCATCCAGGCCCAGGAAATCGTCGCGCGGCGGACGAAGGAACTGCTAACGATCGATGCGGTGATCCTCATGTTCTCCCCAGACTGCGATCCCGACATGATCGCGCCGATCCGGCCAACGTCACGCGGGCTGTTCTTCCAATACAAGGAACTAACCCGGCTCTGTCTGACCATCCTGCGAAACGCCAATGGTCCGTTGACGCTTGACGGTATCATTGACCGCGTGGTGGCCGCGAAGGGCCTGCCGGATGATCCGAGACTCCGCAGGCGCATCTATGAAATCACGCGGGCCTCACTACTGCGCCAAGCCCAGAGAGGCCGCGTGCGACGTATCGTGGACGAACCGGACCAGTGGTGGGAACTGGTAGGGTAGCGGGACCGGATTCGCACCCGGTCCCGCCGTTCGCTATCCTGGGGTTGCCACACCATCCAGGGAGCGAAAACGATGTCGGACCATCAGAGCTTAATATCAAATAACATCCCGTCTGATTTTACAGGATTGGCTTGCGTGCCCCTGGCAAACGGCAATGTGATGGCCTACTTCATCCAAGATGGCAAAAGCCTTGGCAGGTTTGAATGCGCGCAGTCGAGACTGGCTGAAATGGCTGCCAATCTTTTGAACGCCGCGCAAAATGCTTCTATCGCCGCTGGCAATCCCACAGTTGATTCGCCTATGCCTCCTATGGCCGCGCCGATCATATTAGCAAACAGATTTGCGGTGGGTCCGAATCCGGAGACCGGGTTCGAAACATTAGTTGTTCAAGTTGGCGGGGCGGTAGTGGGTTTTGCCATTCATAGTAGTATTCTGAGTCATCTTGGAGGGGCGCTTCAACTGGCTTCGGCGACGAAAGCCAAGCCAAATTAACTTCTTCATTCATGATGACAGCCGCTCCTATTCCGTGTATGTTGCCAAACATGGCCCCGGAAGGCTGTCTATGAGGACGTGAGCGGGGTGCCAGCCCCGCCCGTCATCCCCTCTATATCACGCCACCTTGGCGCGTTGCCAGTAGCCGCAGAAATCCACGCTCGGACGGCACGCCATGGCCAGCCCCGTGATCTGCTGGACCTGCCGCCCGTTGTCGAGCCGCCGATGATCCTCCCGCCACGCCATTTCCTGGGCATACCGGATCAGATATTGGCCCGCGATGTGGTGATGATGGCCGATTTCCGCCCGGCGCATCCGAGAGAAGAAAGACTCCGCGCCGTTCGTATAGGTCCCCGTCCCGGTGCTGTAGAGTTGGCTGTGGTCGATCCGGGAGACCTCATACCGGGCGTGAAGGTCGTTCCAGCTTGGCGCTTCGTCTGCCATGAGGGTCGAGTCCTTGCGGACGCGGGACCGAATCCATGACGTGGCGGCGGCTTCCGTCTTGAACACAGCCGGGAGGGTGCGCCCGCCACGCTCGCGGACCACGACCACCACGCGGCGCTTGCCGTTCTGGTTCTTCGCCAGCCGCCGGTCCCGCCGATTCTCTTTGTGGTTCGCGGGCTTGATGTAGCCGCCGAAATACCCGCCATCGGTCTCGACCGTCTTGCCTTCGCCGCCGATCTGCATCCCCTTCAATTCGGACGCCATCGCCTCGCGGATTTTGTGGGAAAGGACGAACGCGGTCTTGTATTGCACGCCCAGGTCCCGGCTCAGTGCCAACATGCTCTTGCCCTTGACCTCGTTCACGAAGATCGCGACCGCCGCGAGATAGTTGCGGAGGGCCATCTTGTGATGGGCAAAGAGGGTGCCGCTCGTGATGGAAAACGACTTCCGGCACGCCTTGCAGCGCCAGCGCGGCGCACCGTTCGCCTTGCGGCAGTCCCAGACAATCTCGCAACCACAATGCACACAGACCGGTCGGCCATCGGTATCGTGCCAGCGAACTGCCATGAAGGCTTGCTCGGCTTCCTGGTCCGTCATCCGCATGACCTGGGTCAGGGAGAGGGTCCGGGCGCGGGAGGAAAGGAGGAAGTGAGATGACATTACCGTATTCCGCAATTTGATGTCGGAATTGATAATGTCGCAGAATGCTCTTGTCAACAAGAAAATGCGTATTATGATAACTCATTGTCGGATTTTGGAGGCGGTATGGGTCTCGCGGCTACGGAGGCGGAACTGGCGGACAAAGCGCGCCGGTTCATCAAAGCCGAACTGAAACGGGCGGATGTGACCTATGAGCAGTTGGCCGAACGACTGAAGGCCCATGGTCTCGTGGAAACGAAGGCTTCTATCGCCAACAAGCTGAGCCGGGGCACGGTGGGAGCGACATTCTTGTTAGCTACATTGGCCGTCCTCGGAAAAGACGGGTTGTGGTTGGCAGACCTGTAAAAACAGGCATTATCCCCTGGATTCAATCAATCCAGGGGAGCGGAAGATGCAGCACGGTGAACCCGAATATCGGCGGCGGGCTCGCGAGAAAGCAGTACAAAATCAGAAAAAAGCCGATCAAGCCCGGAATAAAGCTGCCGAAGATGCCAACCACAATGAAATAATCGTCGCGCTTGAGGGCATAAACAAGGAACTTGAAAGCGCCGAAAATAAACAGAGCCCCAAAAATAAGCGCGAATTCCGGCTTAAGATAGCGGAGATTTCTGCCTTGTTGGTGGCTGCTTTCGTTGGCGTGGGAGCGATTGTCGTCGGAAACCTCGACGCCGCGCACCAACGAGACATTATGTTGGATGACCAGCGGCCATGGTTGGGTATGGGCTTCGTAGGATATCCTCCAGATGGTCCGTTCCAACTTCAGTTCACCAATGGGGGCAAATCTCCTGCTTTGGATGTAGCGATTTCGGCTAAAGTCATCCCAGGGATGATCTCTGATTACCCGATACTTCCAATCGGTCGATGTAGCCTCAACTGCAAGGTTGACGGCATCGCGTTGCTCCCTGGCGTCCCTTACCAGATGGTCTTGCTTAGGGAACAATTCGGTGTCGATCCTAAGCGGTTCATTGATCTCTCGGCATGGATAATTGGACGGGCTGACTACAAGGATGCGCATGGAGTTCATCATAAGACCGGGGTCTGCTTTTTCCACCGAGTGGAAACCCATGACCTGATTGCCTGTCCAATCGCCAATAGCAATTACGCAGACTAATGCGGCCCACACCGCCCGATGCCACATCACTCACCTCCACCCTTGAAATGGGAAAACAGGCTGGTTCCCGCCAGATTTCGCGTGGTGCCCGCTGCTACATAATACCGTGAATCCTTGACAACTGAATCTCCCGAGCCCGCTGGCGGTGCTGGCGGGTGTCAAGGACCGTCGTCACGCCGCACCCGTTCCTCAGCATCTATTTCCTTGTCGATAGCCTCCAAGGCGGCGGACCAATGCGCCAACGCGCGGTCAACTTTATCTTGTAGGATCATCGTCGCTGCTTCAATGTTCTCGTCCTCACATAAATCAGCCTCGAAACCGATTGAACGGGTACGACTTCGCATACTGCGGGTGCGGCCATAAACCTGGATACGTGTGATTTTCATTACGTGTTGTCTCTCTCTCCCTCTGACGCGACCTTGGCGGCGAGCGCGGCGCGGAGTGTGTCTCTGGCTTCCGCTGCCCAATCCGATGCTTCATTGCAAGCAGATCGGCACTCGTCTGGTCGACGCTTGTCCCAGGTACGTTCCGCGATTTCATTGAGAGCGTCGGCCGCTTCACCAGCCGCTGTCTCGATAGCCGTCAGCCGCGCGATCTCGGCGTCGCGGGCGGCGAGTTGCTCGCGGAGGCTGTCGATCACCAGACGCGCCGCTGCACGTTCCACTGCGACCACGCCTCCCACCGCCGCATCATCGGCCGGGGGCGGGGTAGCGGGGGAATAGTAACGCCATCCCGCATCGCCCAACCCGCGCGCACCGGCTCGGTCGTCCGTATCGTTAGACCATTGATCAATTTTATCACGCCATCGGAAAAGCGAGATACCATTGGCATGGCGCAAGAAATGCCACTTTGTAAGACGATGATCGAGGGGCGGCCGCACGGCCCCATCAGAGTCCAGCGGTCTCAGTTCATCGGGCATCAGGGTTCTCCTCAATCTCGACGGGGACAATCCGCAGGTCTCAGAGCCCGTTCGTCAGCGCCATCCCGCCACCCCACCGCATCCAACGCCTCGGCCGCGAGTTTCGTCGCCATGCCTTCGGTCATGTAGCTGCCGGATTCCAGATACCGGGTCTGCACCTTGTCGGCGGCGTGTTTCAGGTTCTCAGCGGAATAGAGCGGCGCGGTCAGAACAGCGAGGGCGTCCCTGCATCGGGTTTGCCATTCGAGGCTATAGCGATAGGTATCCTTGTCAATCCTGGCTTGCATGACATTAGAAACCATTCTGCCAACGGTTTCAATCGCTTCAGCGTGTGTCATGTCGTTCTCCTTTGTTTCGCTCTCTGGAAAAACCGTTATGAAGTGCAGCGTAATTCCAAACATCACCAAGGCAACCACACCCGGAGGAGCGCCCCGGCAGGTGCCGATTCTGTACTTCTTCCTAAGCCATGCCGGTGGGTGCCGCGGGTCCAGAAAACACAGTTAGAGCATGCCGGTGTGGTATTACTCATTCTCGAACGCCCTCAAAATCACCCGTTCCCGCTCTCTGTGCATCTCGATCACAGCGTCTTGCAGTGCGATCTTTCGCCGGTAGCCTTCGATCATTAGTCTGAGTGTTTCATGGGCCACATCCAGGTCGCCGCGGAACAGGGCGTGGAAGTCGGGGAGGTTTGGGTAGGGGTCAGGCATGTCGTTATCCATCGTTCTGAGTTGCGCGCCGGTCCCGCGTATCCAGGCGCGGAAATTGCCGATTGATTCTACGTACGTAGTCCGGAAGGAAATAGTCGTGCGACGATAACAGACTACCGTAATTCCCTCCAGGTTTTTCACAGCCCCAATCTTCCTTGCTGTCCTGGCGCGTCTCTGAGGTTCCCACACTTGACCCTCGCGCAATTCGATCTGGTTAATCACCGAAAACCCTCCCCGCGATAATACCGCCGCCGCTTAATGGCCCGCAGAATAGACGGCACCGAGAAGGCGATCCAATCCTGGCCGTCGATCATCTTGTGCCGGATGTTGTGACCGAGAATGACACCGCGAAAGACCGAAAAGATGAAACGGGTCACCGTCCCGCTCCCGGATGCTCGGCCAGCCATGCACTGGTTTGCGCCGTCTCGATATCCATTTGCCGCGGCACCGCATCCCAGAGACACAGAATCACCAACACGGCAACCAGGATGCCCGTGGCGACGCTGGAGAGCGTGGAGTAGAGGGTGTCGATGGGGGTGGGGCGGGTCATTTCCAATCTCCCGGACGATACCCAAGTGACAGCATATGTTTCGGTATAGGCTGAACGCGGAGCCTACATAAACCGTCCACATTGACCCATAGTTTTCCGCCCTCAAGAATTACCTCGACCTGATCTTGAGGGTTAGTGATATCTATCATGTTCTGCCCGACAGATATCGTAAATTTCTTATCACCCATGTTCACACTCCTTTACACCGAAACCGCACCGGCACTCTTGTATCATCGCAACACGCCACAATCGCACCATGCGTGTCCCGCTCGATCTTCGTATGGCCAGCGCCGGGGCACATCTGGAGGACGACGGCGAGTAGGAGGGGAATCATCGACCTGGGCGATTACGGGGACGAAGGTGGATGCCGCGAGTCTCAAGGCTGTTGCAGACAGCATCGCCAAGAGCGTGTGTTATGATCAGAATCCCGCACGCAATCATAAAAATAGCCGCACCCAGCATCATTCCAAGCACCCTCGGCGAGTCGTCTGCCGCGCAGACCCATTGAGCGAATTGATAATCCGCCCAGGCCAATACGGCAACAATCCCGATCCCGACCGCGCTCTCCGTGATTTCACGGCGCGGTTCGCGGAAGATATTCGATAGTGCCATCACACAGGTCTCCCTTGGTTTTTTGTATTCATGGCAGCCTCCTGAATCGTAACACATTCCCGGATGCCGCCTGCCGTTCCGCCAGCACCGCCGACTCGCGGGCATCGTCCACCAATTCGTCCATTGCGCGATGCGCGGCGTGACAGTCGCGTTCGAGGATTTCGGCTTCCTCGGCCCAGAGGTAAAAACCGGCGGCGTGGAGTTTTGTGGACAGGGGGATCATTCCCCACCCGCCCGCGCGAACAACGCGACAACCGCCCGAGCCTGCCGGTCAAGCCGATCGACATATTTTCGCAATCGCAGTATTTCGGCGGCGCATTCCCTGGGACTCGCGTTGCGGAAACCTCCGGCGCTGTCTGGCTTCCACCAGATGCCGAATTTGAACTCGTCATCGTCAGTCATGGCCGCCTCGCGGGTCTTCATCCGTTGATCGTTTCGGGACCTGACCGCCTCGCAGATATGTGTCGGAACCAGTCTGTTTCGTCCAGTCGTCTGGTTGCCGGTAGACTTCTTTGCGCTGTTCGGCTGTCAATTTCTTAAACCTCGCGGCTCGCTTTTGACCGCCTCTTGGGCGTTTAGTCATGGTCGGTGCTCCCACCGCCATCGTTTGTACGCGGCGACCATATCCTGCATGAGACCAACGAAAATACCGCCCGCCGCACCCGCGAAGAAACAGCTGAAGATAAGTAATACCTCGGTCATAATTCGCCCCTCCTGATCCGTTCAAACACTGTTACCAGATCGGAAAATGTCAGTTCCGCACCGCCATTCTCCGGGCCGCCATGTATCGCGTGAATGCTGTCGCCGATCCCGATAAGGGGTTTGGCTCTGCGGCAATCTATGTATTTCCAGATTCTGTCCACGGCGGCGCGGTAGTGGGCCTCCTCGGCATCGCGGACAAGCCGGGCGGCGGCGGCGGCTTCCTCCCCCCGCTCCCACTCTACCTCTGCTTCACGCGCTTTCGCTATGTCGTCGGGATCGACGGAGAGGTAGACAGAACCCCCACTGATTCGGCGGCCATTCGCGCGGTGATACAGACCAGCCATCACCGTCAGCCGTTTCGGCGTTGCCTTCTGGACGGATGCAAGCCGATAAAACGGTTCGAGGCCGCCGTAGCATGAGAATATCATCGCGACCGGGTCACCCTGTTTCAGATCGTTGAGGTTCATTGGTTCAGCCATCGGTTTTCTCCACCTCGACAACCTGCCCGCCACATCCGATCCGATAGTTCCGCGCCAGACGGGTGAAGTCGCGCGCCGTCGCGTAGGCGTCCGGTGAACCTGCCTTGCTCAATGCGCTGACATAACGCCAGGCGTCCGCGATCTCCTTCGCGGTTGGGCGGACGGTTGGGGCGGGAAGGGTGGTCATGGCTTCCCCCGATATTCGCTTGAGAAATCGCCATTGGGTCCGCAACAGCCGTGCATCACGCCCATCGCGACCGCCAGAGCGGTGTTGCGCTTGCTTTCATCGCTGGCGGCTCTCCCTATCCCGATGACAGTTTCAACGGCAACGCCAAGCGCCAGGCCCATCCGAACATCATCAGCACCTTTTTGTCCGGATTTCATGGCAATCCAATCCCAAACAATGCACAAATCTCATTCGCTATTTGCAATTCCTGGCGCCTGTTTTCCAATGGCGTTTTTGGTGGCCCTTGCGCGGATTCATGCTCCATAACGGCAAGGTTTTCATAAAGAACCGCGCGCACTCGCGCCAACGGACTGTCGGCACGGCATGCGGCAAGGATTTCTTCATCAGTCATCGTTTTGATGATTCTGCTACGTTGGATCACCGGCTGCCTCCTTCTCCGCCCGCCACATCTCCATCCGCGCGATCTTCTTCAACGCGATAGCCAGTTCCTCCAACCGCGCGGCGGCGAGCGAACCGGGCACACAGGCGCGGGATATGGCCAGCAGGCGGTCGATGCGGGTCTGGGTGGGGTTCATGGTTTTACCTCAATCGTAACGCCAGGGCTGTCGACATCGACGGAAACGGCAATTAACCTGGCGGACTTGTGCCCGTGGCGCCGTAAGTCTCCCTTCATGTCTTCCAGGACATCGATGATCTCCGTCTCAGCAAGGCCAGTGATCTGTTCGATCGTTAAGAAGTTTGGGTTGGCGGTCGGCATTACTCCGTTTCCTTCCATCCAATTATCTCCGCGACGGCGCGCAGAGTCGCCGGGTCCCGGCATCTCAGAATCATGTCTGAGATTCGGTAAACATTCGCATGCAACCAGCAGTCGGCATCAACTTCAGTGGCGGTTTTTGCATTGGCTTTCAGGGTTTTGTTGGGCCAGCCATCGAGAATCCAGGAGCGCGATGTCTGGCCGACAACCTTGCATTTCCGCCAATGTTCGCGATAGATCGGGGCACCCGTAGCGCGGCCATCCGAGCCATTTGCGTAGACACGGCGATTTGCGTCGAAGACGTAGACAAATTCTGGGGAATCGGCGGTCGGCATCACAATCTCTCCGTCTCGCGGTGCAGCAACCGCACCAGTTCGTTCGTGATCCCGTTCGGCAATGTCTCCGGCGCGGGATGGATCGTGAAATTATCCGGCTCGGTGCGCTGTTCCGCCTGCGCCTGTTCGAGCGTGTAGCGCCCGGCATCGAGCGTGGTCTTCGTGTACCCGGACCAGCGCGGGCGGTAGTAGTAGTTGCCTTTTCGGATCAGGTATCCGGCGTATCCTTCACGAGCCATCACTCCCTCCCCTCCAACATCGCATACCGCATCATAAACTCGTCAATCAGCGACATGACCCCACGCTTGATCCCGCGCTTGATTTCTGGCGTCACATAGGCGGGTGTGGTCACTAAGGTTCGCGCCAGGATTTGCACGCATACAAGTACCACGGAACGCCTGGTCATCTGGTTCGATCTGATCAGATCGTTGATCGCGGCAACCACTTTGGCGACCTCGGCATCGGACGCACCCTCCCTGATAGTATCGGCCCATACCTGGTCTTCGATCCCGGCGATCATCGCTTCGTGCGTATCCTTGATCTTCACGCCATTGCAACCAAAAAAACGGAGAGATTTGGCGATGGCGGCGTAGATGTGGGCAGGGGGGATGGCCATCAAAACACCCTCCCCATCGCTTCCGCCCGGTCAATGCATTCCTGCAACTGGCCTTTCGCAAACAGGCCGATGACGCCGTGCGGTATTTCGATCCCGGCGATCATCGCTTCGTGTGTTTCCTTGATCTGGTCCGGACGCACGTCATTGTAACCAAAATCACGGAGAGATTTGGCGATGGCGGCGTAGATGTGTGCGCGGGTGGTTGGGCGGCGCATCATTTTCTCCATACCCGCAGACCGCTCTCGACAGAGCGAATGCGAATTTTGATCTTTGACCTAGAGGCCTCGTAATATATGCTCTCGCGAAGCCTGGTCCGGTTTTTCTCGTCCGCGAGAACGAGAAAACTATCGCCCGGCTCCATTTGACTGAAGGGATATTTTTCCGGCTTTTTCTTGCCTTTGATGGGCGAAACAGGGATGCCTTTTTCGATTTCGTATGTCATCAGAAACTTTCCTCTTCCTCGGCCGGGATGTTCAGGTTGGCGGCGGGTGGGGCGGGGAGGGGTTGCCAGTGGGTGGCATCGCCGGGCTGGAATACACGCTGCACCTTCGGCGGTTCGCATCCCCGTCCGTTGCAGTCCGGGCACTCGCCGCGGTCCGTTTGCAGATAAGGGTCATCGGGTTGCGGGTCCGAACGCATTAAGCGACCGTCAACGCAGGTATAGGTCCGAGTGTCCATCAGTGATGCCATAGCAAAACCGTCGTCTTGTTCGGTGCCGTGCTGATATCCTGCCAATCCATTGTCATCTCCTCCGCGTCACCGGCTTGCGAAGTTCCACGATCACCGCGACCACGATAATGATGGCAATGATCGCGAGCGCCACGGCGAAACCGCCCCATAACGGCGCGAGAACCCACCACCAGGACCAATCAATATAGCCGGTCAGTTTTAGGGCGACGAACAGAACACCGAAGTAACCGACAACTCCGATGCCACCGCAAGATGCGTTATTCTGTGTACTCATCTTATCCTCCGGTGGTCGCGCCACCCGTTGTGTGGTGGGTCGTTCGCGGCACCTCATTCACAAGCCCGGCGAGCGAGTCGGCATATGCCTTCGCGTCGGAAAGACTGGCGAATGGCAATGAATAAAAAACCGAGCCGCATGTGATGGCGCAATAAGCGGTATCGTGGCCGATTGCATTATATGGGCTGATCTCCCTCACATTCGCCAGGTCGATCCAGGTTCCGTTGGGTAACTTGTGAAGCGGTTGCATGTTTCTCTCCTCCGCGCTTCGGCGCTGGTGTTCGGGTCGGGTCAGGCGGCTTTCCGGCGGAGATTCGCCGGATAAATGCGGGCATACAGAATCTCGCGATTGTCCCGATCCCGCCCCGTCACGACCGAGATGTGCGGATGTTCGCGCTCCGGAAACGCCAGCGCGCAAAACTGGTGGTTTTCCCCCGGAACAGCGAGCGAACCGCACCAGAGCCAGCCTTCGTTGGTTCGCGTCGCCGCGATGGCCCACCGTTCGGTAAGGTCGCTTATGCTTCTGAGTTTCACATCGGTTTGTATGCGTGCCATCGTAACGTTTTCCTTCCGGCCGCCCCTCGCGAGGCGTCTGGTTCGTTTGGGGTGGGTTACGCCGCCACGTCGAGGAGACGGCGACCCATGGGTCATTCGGTCATCTCGCGCCTCCTGGGTTCGGGTGGCGACGAGAGGGAGATTGGCACGGGACGGCGGGGAAGGCAATAAGAAAATCGCTTAGTGCGAAAAATAGTTGTTGACCGCGACCAGGACACCCTATAGAAAGGGGCCATGAACACACCGATCCATCCCTTGCGCCGATGGCTCTTTGAGCATCAAGAGACGTTGGCAGAGTTCGGCAAACGCGCGGACCTTGCGCCCAGCTTTCTGTCCGAGATTATGACCGGCAAAAAGCGTCCATCCCTGGACGCCATCGACAAAATCACCGCGGCGACCGCGAAGGCTATCACCGCAAATGATTTTCAGGAGTCCGCGTGATGCCCTCCGGTCTCCAGCGTGCGCGGGATGCCGCCAAGGTAACCGAAGTGCCACTGAGCGAACGGCAAGCGAAATGTCTCGCCACATTATCTGATATGTCGCTGCCCTGGGGCGAATACTGCCTGTCGTTTCGCGTGATCGAGATAGATGCCGGAATGAACCGGATTGACGTAAAGCGATCAGTTCGCGCGTTGGCTCGGAAAGGGTTTGCCGAATTCCATAATGGCCTGACGACCGAGGACGGCAGTTTTGCCGGAGCAGGCTATTGTATAACGCCCGCGGGACTGGCGCGAGACGCCATCGCCCGTGAGCCCACGCCAGACCAGGGAGGCGCGTGATGATCCTCACCGAACACTGGTGCCCCGCATCACTCGCCGCGATGTTCCCGGCGGTTCAGGCCAGCGCCCTGTGCAGTGACGCGATACAGCGAGCGGACGAACCAGAGTATATCGGGATCGAGAAATTCCGTCACGGTATGTCGGTGATCGCCTGCTTATCCGCGGGTCCACATACCGATCATGATTCTCCGCGTTATACCGCGCTTTGGATCGTTCGATCTCACGGCCACAAGATCGGCGTGTCGGACACGCGGCCCGGGGATTTGCGGGTTGTAAAGCATCGCCGCCCACGCAATCGCGCGGAATACGATGCTGTCACTGGCGAGATCGCGGTGCTCGACACACATTCGCTACATTGGCTTCTCCCCGGAGATGGTGTGTTCGCGGCAGTCGCATCGGTGTGGGATCGGATGCCCGGAGTCGAAGACGTTGAGGCGCGGTTTGCTGCGTTGGGGATCGCGGCTGATAATCTGAATCTCGTCTTCGAGGCGGTTATGCCGCCAGGGAAGGCGTAACCCCATTGGCTGGTCCTCTCCGTTCCAGCCGATCCGCGCGAGGCAGCGGGAGTGCCTTACGTTTCCTCCCTTAAACTTCCCGGCGGCTGGTTCGCTGGCCGCCGGGGTTCTTTGGAAGATAGATCGTGGAATACGCCGCAGGTCGCGGGGCCACAGACGAACTCTTAACCCCGGCGCCATCAACGAAAGGACCGAACGATGCCCAATCTCCCCGCGGGCCGGATCATCGAAATCAAATTCGAGTTTCGGCTTCCCGTTGACGCGACAAACGAAGAAATCGCGGAATGGGTGTCGTTCGCGACGGGCTCCGGCACGATATCGCTCGCCAATCCGTTATACGGTCGCCTCCTGGAATACTGGGATAAGCGCCCCGTGCTAACCGACACCTTCACGCAAGGGCGTGAGGTTGAGACCAATCGCCGCGCGTTACCTGGCGGCGTGACGGTTGTCGATGTTCAGTATGTTCGGGAGCGTGCCACGAATTAACCCCGGCGTTCGCGCCATAACACAAGGAAACCACGATG